CGGCGCGGGTCCTCCCGGGCGGGGCCCCCCCCGCCGTAAAGGAGACGCTGCCCTTTCTGGTGAAGCTGGCGGTGGGCATCCTGATTTTCCTGATCGCTGTCCCCATGGTCATCTTTACCGCGCTGCCCAATATCTTTTTTGGATATGAGTCATCGGACACAGAGTCTGTTGCCCATATGACGCAGCAGGCCATGACCATCGGCGGCGCTTACATGAGCCTGGAGGAATTCGAGCGTACCCAGGTGGATTCCGTGGTGACCAGTATTGTCCAGGAGTACGAGAGCCGGGGGGAAACCATTGACCGCATCGAGGTGGTCAGCCACTTTGAGGAGGATGACCTGCTCTGGCTGATTGCTATTAACTCGGTCGCCCATCAACAGGATTTGAATACCATGAGTGCTGAGGATATCCGGGATTTTTGCGTGTCGCGGCTGCGCTATACCACGTCGCTGGGGATCATCGGAGGCGACGACGCTGCCACGCTCACCATAACAGTCGAGAAGCTCAAGCCGGAACATCTGATGGAGGAGCTGGGCTTTGACGAAGAGGCCCGTATCTGGGCGGGTGCTCTCTATGAGATACTGGAGGAGAGCGACGCACTGAACGAATACGCGGACTACTTCAAGCCATACCGGCCAGACTACGGCGGCGACAGCGGCTACGACGGAGAATACGAGCATGGTGACAGTTATGGAACCGGGATCGATATTTCCCGGTTTGTCAGCCCCGGGACCAAGAACAACGTGGATCTCGCCGCCTATGCCATACAGGCGTGGGAAAACAACTGGGGATATGTATGGGGTACCTTCGGAAATGTCCTGACAGAATCGTTGCTGGAATATAAGATCCGTCAATACCCGGACGGTGTCGGAAATTATGAGGATTTTATTCGGGCAAACTGGCTGAACCGCCGCACGACAGACTGCGTGGGACTCATCAAGGGATATGGCTGGCTGGATACGGAGAGTCTGTCCATCCAATATGGAACCAATGGAATGCCGGATTATGGCGCCAACCAGATGTACCAATCCGCCGTCAACGCGGGAGCAGACCACGGCAGCATGTCCGCCATGCCGGAAATTGTGGGGCTGGCGGTCTGGAAAGAGGGGCACATCGGCGTCTATATCGGCGGCGGATATGTCATTGAGGCTGCGTCCACCACAAAGGGCGTGATAAAAACGCAGGTCGAGGGCCGCGGCTGGCAGGGCTGGTGCAAGATCCCCTACATTGATTATCTGGAGGAGGAATAGATGGTTACGACGACGCGGCTGCGCATGTTCCGCAGAGCCCATGGAATCACACTGGACGAGCTGGCAAAGCGGGCCGGTTTCTCCAACCAGTGGTTGAGCTTTCTGGAGCTGGGGAAACGAGAACGGACTGCGTCTCAAGAGGAAAAATTAAGTCGGGCGATCGAGGCGCTGCTTGCAGAGCGCCACACCGCCCTTTCCGCGATGGAAAGAGACTTCCTGGAGTGTGGGGGGCGGCTGCTGGAACCCGTGGAGGTGGAATCAGATGAACCATGAGGTCTATTACCTGCCGGTCAACTTTACCGACGCCGGACGGGTGTTCGGCCTGTTTGAGATCCGTAATCTGGTGGAGGCTGTCCTGCTGACGCTTCCGCTCCTGTATTTCTGTATGGTCCTGCTCCCGCTTTCTCTGACGCCGAAGCTCATCACAACCATGGTACTGGTGGTCCCCGTGGGCGGCTTTGCCCTCATCGGGATCAGTGATGACAGCCTGACGCGGTGGCTGGGCTGCTGGTGGCGCTGGCGGCGGGCCCGGAGGACAATTCTGTTTCGAGGGGAGGTAAAAAAGTGAACCTAAAAGAACTGCTTTTCGGCGGCGGGGTCAAGGATGGGGGCTCCGGTCAGGGGGCCTACCGGGACAGCATCCAGGCGTGGCTCCCCATCAAGAACATCATTGGCGGTGTGGCCGTCACAAAGGACAACCGCTTCATCAAGATCCTGGAGGTCCTGCCGGTCAACATCTATCTCAAGTCCGCCGGCGACCGGCAAACTATCATCTCCGCGTATGCCGCCTATCTGAAAATTGCGCCGGACAGCCTTCAGATGGAGGCACGGACCATCCCGGCGGACACCGCCGAATATGTGGAACGGATGCGGCGGTATGCCGAACGGGAGGAAAACGCCGCATGCCGAGAGATGATCGAGGATAACATTCAGGAGATCGGACAGGGGGTGGCCAGCGAGGCCATCCGCCGCCGGTTCTTTTTGGTGTTCCAGTATGAGGCACAGATGAAGGCCAAACAGAACACCGTCCGCTCCATCATTCAGCGGCTCAACGAGGAAGCGGATACCGCCCGGCGCTATCTGGATCTCTGCGAGCTGGAGGTGCTGGAGCCACGCTATTCCGACGACTTTATGCTCAAGCTGCTCTACGAGATCATCAACAAGAAGACCAGCCGCCGGCTTCAACTGCCGGAGGGCGTGTTCGATATGACGACCACGGTGCACGGCATCTATGAAGATGGGTGAGCCGCAGCTTGCGGCTCACCCATCTTGACGGTATTCAGGAGGTAACTGCTCATTACAAAAGGTCTTGAGGACGGGAATATCCTCCGTGATAATTTGCCAGACTTGGTCAAGCTGGATCTTGCCGTAGTCGTGAACGATGATGTTTCGCAGCCCCCTGATATGCGGCCACTGAATTTGTTCCTTCGTGGCGCTGCGGTATTCTTCAGATAAGCCGGAGGTCAGCTCTCCAATTTGCAAGACACTGAACGCGATGGATTGCTGATAATCGCTGTCCGACAGAAAGCCCTCCAGAGAGACACCGAAACGGGACATCGTATCTTGTATGCTCAGGCAATAATCCCGGATCTTCAGGACCCGCTGCAAATCACGCGACAGCATAGATCTCCCTCCGCTCTTGATTGACGATATCCCGGAACAGTTTATCGCTCATCTTATTGCTGGGCTGCTCCAGAGATTCTGCTGTGATGAGGTCGATTCCCTTCTGCAGAGCCGCTTCCAAGTCATTATAGAGCCCGCCAATCGCAAAGAAACCTGACAGCTCCGCCCCGGCCAGGTCCACCAGCAGGTCCACATCGCTGTCCTCACGGGCGTCCCCTCTGGCATATGAGCCAAAAACATACACTGCCTTGAGATGGTATTTCTCGGCGACCGGCTGCACGCGCCGGCGGATTTCGTCTAACGTATATACCATGAAACACGTCCCCTTCTTATTCCTTGATAATTCTATTATACGCAGTTTCCATTTTTATTTCAAGCAAGGAGCGGATGCAAGCATGAAAAAACAGCAGATGCCTCAGAAAAAGAACCCATCAAAACCGGCATTAAGGAAAAAGGCGCGCAAGGCCGGGGCGGATGATGTCCCTTCCAGACAGCCTTTTTTGAAACGCCTCCTCTTTGGGGAGGAAAAACCGGATCTTACCGAGCTGGAATCCGGCTCCACCACCATTCTGGATATTCTGTCCCCCACCGCGGTGGACACCAAAAGCCGTGACTACATCGTAGTGGACGGCGTTTTTCATGCCTATCTCTATATCACCGGCTATGGCTATTCCACCACAGTCGGCTCCTGCTGGCTGGCCCCCCTGGTGGAGGCCGGAGAGGGGGTGAGCGTCAGCTTCATGTTCCGCCGACAGTCCAAGGACAAAATCCTCTCCAAAATCGCGCAGACCACCATGATCAACCGCTCCCGGATGCGGGACGTGGGCGACACACGGCAGGACTATGAGGAGCTGGACAGCGCCATCAGCTCGGGGCTTTACCTGAAGGACGTGATGAACCGCCAGGGGGAGGACTTCTACTACATGAATACCCTCATAGAAGTGACGGCAGACGACCCGGAGACACTGGAGCAGCGGGTGACGGCGGTGGAAAAGCTGTGTGTGGCGTCGGACATGATCGCCCGGCGCTGCGACTACAAACAGGAGCAGGCCTTCCTCTCCACGCTGCCCCTCCTGTCTCTCGACCCGGATGTGGAGCGCAAATCGCGCCGCAATGCCCTGACCTCCGGCGTGGCCGCCGCCTTTCCTTTTGTCTCCTATGAGCTCAGCGACCGCAACGGCATTTTTCTCGGCCTCAATCTCTACAACCGCTCCCCGGTGTTCCTGGACCCCTATGACGATTACAAGTACACCAACGGCAACCTGTGGATTGGCGGCACCTCCGGCGTAGGCAAGAGCGTCACCCTGCAATGCCTCGGCGGCCGGATCCGGCAGCAGGGGCGTCGCGTCATCTTCATCGTCCCCAAGAAGGGGCATGAGTTCCGGCCGCTTTGTGAAAAGATCGGCGGGCTCTATCTGCGGCTGTCCCCTTCCTCGGAGGACTGTCCCAATCTTATGGCCATCCGGCGCAAGACGCTGGACAGCTATGCGCACCTGCACAACCTGAAGAAGCGCGGCGACTCGGTATTGGCCGCGAAGATCTCCAGCCTGCTGATCTGGTATTCCCTCCAAAAGAAGGACATGAGCGACGAGGACAAGAACTACCTGGACACCTCCCTGGTGGAGTGCTACCGGAGGTATGGCATCACCTTCGAGAATGACTCTCTGGTGGACGAGAACGGCGATTTTAAGGAGATGCCCATTTTGGAAGACTGGTACAACGTGCTCCAGGAAAACGCCGAAACCCGGCACCTGGCTGTAGTTCTGGCCCGGTATGTGACCGGCTCCGCAGCTGCCATGGGGAAACGGAATCACATTGACCTCAATAACAAGTACATTGTGCTGGATACTACCGGGATGCCGGCCGATCTGATGCTCTCCGGGATCTTTTGGGCCACCGAGGTGGCCAATGACATCATTATGGACTTCGGCGCCGAACAGTCCGCCCTGCTGGCGGATGAGCTGTGGGCCCTGGCCGGCGCCACCTCCAACTCCCACGTGGCCGGCTTTGTGCTGGAAATGGTGAAGACCATCCGCGGCCTGGGCGGGATCGCCGTCACCTCCACCCAGGGGATGCAGGACCTGTTCGGGCTGGAGGGCGGCAAATATGGCAAGGGCATCCTGGACTCCAGCCGCCTCAAGATCGTCATGCAGATGGAGGAGCAGGAGGCCCGGCTCATTCAGGGGGTACTCAACCTTTCCGAAGACGAGGTGCGGCAGATCACCCGCTTCCGGCGCGGAGAGGGCCTTCTCTGCTTTGGTTATAACCATGTACCCATCTCCATCTATGTGACTCCAAAGGAGTATGAAGCGATCACGACCTCGCCGACCGACCGGCAGGCCATGCTGGAAAGGAGACAGGCGGATGAATGAGCTGAAGCGGGATATGGCCCGGATACAGACCCTGGTGGGGGATGCGTTCAACCAGACCGGCGGGCTGGTCGCGCTGTCCGATGGCGGGCAGATGGCCCCTGAAAAGCTGCAGCGGACCCTGGAGCAGACCATGGATCACTTTGAACGCTCCACCCTGGAGCTGCGCCGCCTGTGCGAGACCTATTCGCCCGGTGCCGGCGGCTATCAGCGCAAGGCGGCCGCCCCTCCAATCCATGCAGCCGGATACGTGGAACAGTTCGGATATGGCTGGCTCCACATCGTACTCAGCACATTGCTGCCCCATTGCCGCTATCAGGCCCCGGCCTGGCTCAGCGATACCCTCGCCCGCCTGCTCGACGATTATGAAAGGGCCGGCTGCAAGCTGCCCTATTTCCAGCGGGCTATGCTGGTGATCGACGAGCACAGCAGTACGGAAGGGCGGCACATCTACGATTCAGATAACAAGGGGTGGAAAGCGGTCAGCAATGCGCTCAAGGGCCGGCTTTTTCCGGATGACGACCAGTACACGCTGGCACTGTCCCTGCTGTCCACCAGGAGTACGGAAAACGTCTGCCATATCACGCTGCTGGATCTGGCGGACGCGGCGGATTTTTTCGCTGTTCACTCGGGGGATTATAGGGACGGCGACTTCTATTCCGGCCGGTGGACCACCTAACAGATACCCGGCCGATTTCCCCTCAAAAACGCCATTTGCACGTGGATAGAGTTCTGTTGGGTGTCCGCAGCCTGGAAAGCCTTGCAAATCCAGGAGTTTTCAACAGCCTGTGGACAGTGACTCCGGCACCTAATCTGTCTACTATGGGGAGCCAACCGATTTCTCCTCCGCAGACGGCCCGGAGGGCGCCAAAATCGTTCTTGCGCCGGAACCGGCGCAAGGGCGGTTTTGGCGCCCGCAGGAACCAGGAAGGGGGGTGCTTTCATGGTGTTTAGTGAGCGTGATATCGACCTTCTGCGGCTGCTCTGCTGGTGCCAATACCTCCCGCCGGAGGCGGCCTGTCAAATCTGTCCGGAGGCGGAGGTTCAGCTTTTACGGTCCATGGGGCTGGTCCGGCAGCACCGAACCAGCGGGGCCCTTCTGCTGACCACTCAGGGGGCGGAATGGCTGGGCGGAATCTGCCCCGGCGGGGTTCCCGCCTTTTCCCGCTCCTATCACAAGAGCGCGATTCAGCGGCGGCTGCGCATCTCACGTCTGGCGCTGACCGCTTACCGGGCGGGTGTCCATATTTTCACCACATCGACGGAAGAGCTCAGCGCCTCTCCGGCGCTGTTCTTTTCCTCTATCACCCGAAGCCGGGGGAGCAATCCATGGGGGAGCACCCGCGTCGCCGCGCTGGCCCATCTGGGGGAGCTGCTCTGCTCCATCCACTATGTCTGTCCGGGGATCGGCAAGATAGCGCTCACCGACGAGCTGACGGCGTTCAACAATCAGACGGCCGCCTTCCGGGGGCTCCGCCGGGTGATGGTCTTTGCCGGGGAGAGCTATGCCTCTGTCCTCTCCGAGCTGGAGGCGGTATATCCGCACGGGGATACCAAGCTCATTCCCTATGGCGAGGCGTACCGCAGACTGCGCCTTCCCGTTCACCTGCTCTCCTGCGACGACACCGGCGCCATCCAGCTCCAGATCCTGGCGACGCCCGGCTACCGCCCGCGGCTTACCCAGGCCGCGCTGAAATCACAATACGTCCCGCCGCCGGAGGGCGCACCCGCCCTGGACGCCATGTTTCAGGGGCTCCCCTTCGTCATGGCGGCGGATATGGATCTGCGGCGCATTGACGCCGCTCTTACAACTGCACAGAGGATGGGGCGCCCGCAAATCGCCCTGGCTGCCTTGAAGGGGCAGGCTGAGTCCGTGCTCTTCTCCCGCTACCGGGACCCCGGGCTGGCGCGGGTCTTCGTACTGACCCGCGGCGCTCTGGCCGAGGCGCTGGGCCGGCCGCCGGCTCCGCACATCCCCTCCCGGATGCAGTATCTGACTGAGAAAGGAGACGTTGTCGATGCCGCGTCTGTCCGCACTGATCGCACGGCTCGAGGACTGGCTGGCGCCCAAATGCGGGAACGGGTTCCACCGCCTGGAGCGGATCGGGAAACAGCAATATGAACGACTGAAGCGCCGGGGACAAATCTGGTATGCGACTCACAAAAAGAGGCTGGGGCGCTATATCGTCCTGGGCCTTTTAGCCGGGTACTTTTATGGGATGTTCCTCAACTCCGTCCAGCTTGGAACGGCCGCCACCTTCCACACGTCGGGCGCGGAGGTGGAAAGCATCTGGGTGTTCAATCCCTTCCGGAACTGGTTCATTCTATTCACGCCCTTTGGACTGGGCGTGACCGCAGTGCTGGTACTGCTGGTCTGCCTTATCACCAAAAAGGGGTACATTTTTTTCTCCGGCTACAAGTTTATCCGCGACCCCCGCGGCTTCGACATTCTCCCTGACGCCACCCACGGTTCCTCCGGCTTCCTGACGGAGCAGGAGATGCGCGGCTTCCTGGAGGTCGGGCCTGCGGCGGAGGTCCACGGTATGATGCTGGGCAAGGTCAAGCAGCGTGAAAAGGATCCGGATCAGTTCGCTTCCTATGTGGCCCACCGTATGGTACCCGGTGACAACAATAATCTTCTGTGTATCGGCGCGCCCGGCAGCGGGAAGTCACGGGGCTTTATCATCCCGTTCCTGATGGGGTGCGCGCAGAGAACCCGAAGCGGCCATCCGGAGTCGGTAATCGTAACTGATCCGAAGGGAGAGCTTTTTGAAAAAATGGCGCTCTATTTCAGAAAAAATGGGTTTAACGTTAAGGCGATCAACTTCCTGGATATGGCTCATTCGGACGGCTGGAACTGTCTGTACTCTCTGGACCAGGAGACACAACTGGTCCAGACCGTGGCCAACACCATCATTCAGAACACCTCCGGCCCCAAGGAGGCAGACGACTTCTGGAGCCGTGCAGAATTAAACCTGCTCATGGCGCTCATCCACTATGTCTGCAACCTGAAGGATGACGCCGGGAACCTGCTCCCCATCGAGCAGCGGGGGCTTGGGGATGTGTACCGCCTGCTGGCGGAAAAGAGCATTCAGGAGATCAACCAGATCCTGGCGGCCCTGCCGCCGGAGCCCCCCGCCAAGGGCCACCACGGCCTGTTCCTCAAGGCCCGTGAAAACCTCTGGGGCAACATTGCCATCGGCCTGGGCAACCGGCTGGCCATCTTCCAAAACGCTCTGGTGGACAAGATTACCCGCAACCACGACGTGGATCTGCTGCTGCCGGGCCAGAAGCCCTGTGCCTACTTTGTCATTATATCCGCCCAGGACAGCGCCTACCGCTTCCTGAGCTCCCTCTTTTTCTCCCTGGCCTTCCCCCGCCTCTCCGACTACGCCCGGCTCCACGGCAAGAACGGGCGCCTGAAGGTGCTGGTCAACTTCTGCCTGGACGAATACTGCAACATCGGCTACATGGAGGGCATCTCCGATGTGTTCAACAGTGTCCGCGGCTTCAACATGAGCTGCCAGGTGGTGGTCCAGAGCCTCAGCCAGTGGGCGGAGAAGTATCCGGGCAAGGACTGGGAGAATCAGCTCAACACCTTTGACCAGACCCTCTATATGGGCTGTAACGACCTGAGCTCCGCCGAGTACATCTCCAAAAAGTGCGGCATGGTCACCATCTCCGTCACCAATAATCAGATGCCCCTCACACCCCTGTTTTCCCCAATCTACAGCAGCACCCGTGCCTACTCCCAAACCCGCAGCAACACCCAGCGGGCCCTGATGCAGCCGGATGAAATTCTGCGCCTGGAGCCCGGAAAGTGCATCGCCCTGTTCAACCACCACAAGCCGGCCCTGCTCTGCAAGCTGGCGCCGGAGGAGCTGCCGGGATACGGAGAACTGAAGCCCTGCAAGGTGATCCGGTATGTGCCTGCCTGGGCGAAGCGGGAAAAGCGGAACAAGGCCCGGGAGCGGAAGGCTGCGGAGCCCACGGAGGCAGAGCGGGGACGGCCGCCGCAGGCCGCTGGACGCGAGTTGCCCGGGCAGACGCAAAAAGCAGGCGAAGGGAACGCTGCCCGGCGGAAGCCGGTTCCGCCGCCCATCAGGCCTGTGGACCCGGGCCTGAATCCGGAATATACCCTGCCGGATCTCGAAAGGCCCTCCCAGGAGGCGCTTGGAATGGTGGAGACGCCCGTGAATCAAAGCCCCGCCGGCATGGCGGAGGCGTCCCTGGATGACATCCTGGGGAACGGCCCGGAGGAAGAGGATGACCTTCCGCCCCGGCGCTGAAGCGCCGGAGCAGAAGGCTATTATATAAAAAGTATTTTGGAGGAGGTACTTGCTATGAGGGCCGCGCAAATGAAGGAACGTCCGGATTTCCCCCTCATGCGGCAGACGGATGTGCAGCAGATCTACCACATGCAGATGCCCCGCTGGCTGTTTTCCGACCGCAGGTACTCGGACATGAGCCTGGAGGCCAAAGTGGCCTATACCTTCCTGCTCAACCGCTTCCAGCTCTCCCGCAGGAATGGCTGGGTCAATGAGTGGGGAGAAGTCTTTGTCATTTTTCCACGTAAGGAGCTGGCCGCGGAGCTTCGGGTGTGCGAACAGCGGGTGACGGCGGCCTTCCGCACGCTGGTTGAGCGCAAGTTGATCTGGGAAAAACGGTGCGGCCGGGGCGACGCGAACCAAATCTATCTGGCGTCGGTATCGCCGGTGGACGACCCGGACTATGCCTCCGCCCCCTTCCTGCCGGAAGACAACAGCCGCAGCTCCAGAACCGCAGGATCGGAGGTTCTTGCACCTTTGCCCCCGACGGGGCCCCCGCAAGAACCGCGGCTGCCGCGGCCCCAGAACCACGGAAGCAGCGGTTTTAGAACCGCGGAATCTGAGGTTCCAGAACCGCAGGATTCGGGCCCAAGTTATACTGATCTCAGGGAGTCTGATTGGAGCCATATGGAAGTCAGTCCGCCATTCCCACGCGCGTGTGCGGTCAGGCTGGCGGACGAGGAAGCCGAGCTGACCGGGATTTTGGAGGCTTGCGAGCTGGAGTGCTTTGAACCGGAGGTCGCCCGCGTCTTTGAAAATGCCATTGAGCGGCTGTTCTACTCCGAGAGCTTCCGCATCGGAAAGGCCGTGCTGCCCCAGCGGCGCGTCCGCTCCCGGCTCCACCTGCTGGACGGCATGATCCTGCGTACCGCGGAAGGGAAGCTGCACGCCAACCTGGAGCGCGATGTGAAAAACTCCACAGCCTACACCATGGCCGTCCTGTTCAACTGCATCGCGGAGAGCGAGAGCGACCTGCTCGTTGATCCCTACCTCAACAGTCTGCGGGCGCCGCCGGAAGGGAGGTGATGAACCATGCTGTTATCGGTTCAGCAGAAGTACATTCTGGAGATCCTGCGCCGGACGGGGTGTATCCGCCGGCGCCAGCTTTTTCCTCTCGTTCGGGAAAAGTTCCGGCCAATGGGCGTGGAAATTTCCGAGCACCGCCTGGAGGTGATGCTGCGCCAGCTCCGCCACTGTGTGGGAGAGGTCCGCATGGAGGAGGAGCTTGTACGCCTCTCCCATGCGAGGCCTGATCCACGCCGCCTGGAGGCGGTGGACGTGATGCTGGAACTCTCCGGGGGCGCCCCGGTGGATTTCAGCGCTGTGGGCGTTGAGCCTCCGTTTTTGCTGCGCTTTTCCTTCGGGCAGGCCCCCATGCGCTTTTTTTCGGTGGGAACGGTGTCTGATGCGGAGCACCCTTTCGGGCTGTACCTGAAGGCCCAGAAGGGCAAGCGGGTGGTCTGGCTCTCAGACGACGGAGTTCCGCCGGCGGGACTGATTCTGCCGCCCAAACACTTTTTTGCCGCCCGCACAGGCGGCGTCTCACATCGGTTTTATGGCTCTCAGGAGCGATAAAATAAATCATTTTTTGCAAGGAGGATCCCATTATGGCCAGAAAAAAAGCAACTCCCGCAGAAGAACCCGAGCAGAGCGGGGAGGACGCCTTCCTGGAACAGACCGGGGAGACCGCAGAGGGGTTTGCCGGGGCGGAAGACTCCGGCGGGGAAATGGGCGCTGACAGCACGGAAGCACCTGGAGAGGGGAGTGTTGAACAGCCGGGCCCGGAGAGCATGACGCCCCCACTGGAGGAGAGCGAAGCAATTATGCCGTCAGACGAAACACCGCCGGAGGATGCCGGGAGTACTGCACCTCCGGCGGAGGTACCAGAGGAAGAACCGCCCGGCGAAGGGCCGCACGAGACCGTGGAGCCCGGCGCGGCCCCGCTGCCGGGTGGTGAGGAGGCGGAGTGGCCCCCCGCTGAGGGCAGCGCCTGGCCGGAGCTCACGGGGGACGGCGGGGCGGAGACGGAAAGCCATGGCCCCCGTGAGGTGGTGTCTGTGGATCTCTCCGCGCCGGTGGATGCTTCCGCCGTTGGAGCGGCGAGCCCGGCGGAGGGGGAGGGGGATCTTCCCGGCGACCCGGCCGGCGGTGAACTGCCCCCGCGGTCCGGTGTGGAACCCCATGCGGAGGAAATCCCCCCGGCCCCCGGGGACACGCCCCCGGAACCGACTGACCGCCAGAAGTTCTACGGCCTCAAGTTTAACCGTCTGGACCGGGATTTAACGCCGGATGAACGGCAGGAATGGAACTCCATCTACGCCTCCTATCGCGGCCGCAGCGCCCTGACTGGAACCATCATCGGCATCGACCCCTACTCGGTCCGGGTGCGGAATCCGGAGACCGGGGAAATGGAAAAGCAGACCATGTACTGCGCCATTGTGGTGCCCTACCGGGTTCGCATCGTGATTCCCGCCACAGAGATGTGGGAGCAGGGCCGGGAGCGGCCGGAGTTTGTGATGCAGAATATGGTAGGCTCCTCCATCGACTTTATTATCATCAAGGTGGACCGTGAGAGCGGCTTTGCCATCGGTTCCCGCCGCCTGGCCCTGCGGGCCCGGCGGTATTATTTTGCCCACCGGCCAAACCTGAATGCCATCGGCACACGGCTGAAGTGCCGTGTCATGGCGGTGGGGCCCCGGCGCTGCCTGGTGGAGTTCTATGGGCATGACATCAACCTCACCCAGCGGGAAATCCGGTACACCTCCATTCCCGACCTGCGGGACGAGTACCACCCCGGCCAGGAGCTGGAGTGTATCGTGAAGGTCTATGACCCGGATACCGACCGGGTTGAGATCTCCGTCAAGGAGACCGAGTCCAATCCCTATGACGGCGCGGAGCAGCGGCACCCCATCGGCAGCCGGCGGCAGGCCATGATTGCCGGCAAATACGGCGGCGGCGTGTTCTGCAATCTCCCAGATGGAACCGTGTGCATGTGTAATTACTCCTACCAGCATGAGGACTCCGACTTCCTGGTGGGCGACACTGTGATCCTGGTGGTCCAGCGGTATGCGGAGGAGAAAAAGCAGATGTATGGCAAAATCCTCTCAAAGTGGTAATCCCTAAGAACAGACAGGCCCGCCCCAATAAAGGGGCGGGCCTGTCACTTTTACGAATTCAAATGTCCACACTCATAATTACTTTGCGAAGAAAGGACGGATTTACATATGAAAGTGAAGCAATTCTTTGGTTTGTGCGCTGCAATGCTCCTCTGTCTCCAGATAGCGGTGCTCCCCGCCTCCGCCGCGGGTGGTTTTTCCGATGTCCCCGCCGGTTCTCCCTATTATGAGAGCGTGACCTATCTGGCGGGGCGTGGGATCACAGCCGGTACCGGCGGACACAGCTTCAGCCCTGAGCGGCCCATCACAGTCCGGGAGTGGGCTGCATTGCTGTTCCGGGCCTTTGATGGGGGTACCCTGTCCTGCGATTCCCCAAAGGAGCGGTCCGAGCTCTGCATCCAGCGGTGCTATCAAAACGGCTGGCTGGGTGTGAGTGCTGCCATATCCCCTGATAGGACTCTCTGCCGCGGAGAACTGCTGCTCAGTGCCTTCCGTGCGGCCGGACTGCCGGTATACGACGCCTCTCTCTATGGCTATGAGGAGACGGGAATGTCTCCGCAGGAAAACGCGGTACGCATTGGAGAAGAGCTTGGACTGTGCCCCGAAGGGGCCGCACCATTGGAGTGCATGACTCGTGGGGATGCCGCGATGCTTTTATTCCCGCTGCTGACGCAGAGCATTGAAATTGCTGCCCCTCCGATTTTAGATGTGGTGCCCATACACGCCGACGCATCCACAGACCTCAACCGCTATCTGCTGGAGATTGCTTGCGTACCGGAGTCTATTTTGCAAGCATTCCATGACGCCGGGTGGGAATATCATGTCTCTCCCGACTATCTGCGGTCGTACAGTGAAGAGCACGGCATGAACTGCATCGGGCTCACCTCGTACAGTGAGAAACGGATCTATGTCTCAACACCATCCTCCACGATCCATGAATTTGGGCATTTTCTCGAATGGGTGCTGAGATTTCCGCCTGAGTATGAGATGCTTTACCGGGAAGAGGCGGAGGCAGCCCTGGCTGTTCTGCGGGAGTATGCCGCCACCAACAGTCATGAATATTTTGCGGACTACTTTGCCTTCTGGATTCGGAATTCTGCTGATGAGGCGAGAATGGAGCGGTTAAAAACAGCGGCTCCCCAAACGTATGAGTATTTCTCTGCATTGGAGGCATGTAACTGGGTGGTGGAATAAATAGGCTCCTTGCCTGCCGGCCGCTCCGTCTGGAGTGTGATTGTTGCCATCTCTCAGCAAGGAAAATGTTTCAATCGGCGATTTTGATATCCACGGCGAGGGAGAATCCGGAATCGTAACACACATTTACATCTAAATAGTATTTATTCACAATCCCTGATCCAGATACATTATCCAGGAATCTTGCAGTACTTCCGCCGATAGATTTGGTGCATTTTCTGCGCTAAAGAAGAAAGATAGTTTTCCGCGGTACTTGTTACGACATCTTCAATGCTTGTAACTTCAGCTATAGCGGTTATCTGAACAGCCAGAACAGACCACTGCCATCATCAGGAGATTTGCAACGACTTTTTTCAGGCCATTTCTGTTCGGCACACACGGCCTGGACTCTTAAGAGTCCAGGCCGCTGAAAAATCATTTCAACACTTTAATAGTACGAGAAGAGTGTGTGATCAGACGCAAATACGCTTATATTTTTTTCGCTCATATTTCCGGTATCAAGATCCAGTTCATCAAAAAACAAGCTGTCACCAGATACTCTCAGATCGCGTATGGTAACATTATCGGGTGATTCATAAAGAACCCTGCCATCCTCATTCAAAATCCTGCAATGTCCGCTTTCACCAGAAAAATGCTGAGGAGCCTGCACATAAAACAGACCATATTCAGTTTCAATAAATCCATATCCATAGTATTCACTCAGCAATTTCTGATTCGGAATATCAAACCTCTGATAAATCTGGAGAGATGGATTGATATGGCCCGTGACGGCCAAAATATCGCTATTGATGTTCATATCATCCACACTCAGAGCACTTTGGCTAAGTTCAAATTTTATAGGCTCAGAATCATTTGCTTTACCCAGATTATCGACAACGGAGACTGTAACGCTGTTGGGTTTACTATAGTCAATATCGCTAACATAAGCCATATATTGTCCGTCTACAGAGTGGCAGCTAGGCTCGTCTAGCACAATACCGTGCTCATCTTGAGAAATATTGCTTGATTTGATCCCTGTACCCGAATTCCCCCAACTATTTACACCCATAAAACGAACTCTATAACTCCCATCGATGCCTTTTAATGAAGACCTTCCAACTCCCATATAAACATCGATGTCAAAATTCTTGATAGCACCACCGGTATCTTCGGCAATTCGCCGCCCAATACCAGTTATCTCTACATGACCTTTCTTGGCTGCGCCATTGCGTATTACACAGGGAACGTAATAGGGATCAACGGCAATAGTAGTTCCAACTGTTGGTGTCGTTCCAAGTGCAGTCGTCGGTTTATTGTACGAAAACTTACCGGCATAGTATTTAATATATCTTCCGTCGTCTCCGACTCCCGATCCCTGTACTTTAACGTCGTTAAGAAACGCGGATTTATATTTACCTGTGAGGCCGGATACAGAAATTTTGTTTCCAGAGTAGTCCGATTCTTTAGCTGTAATATACTGTGTAATCTTAAAGCTGGAGAGGTACGTTGCTCTTGTCCCAATGTCTATTGTTTTTTTACTTTCTAAGCCTGCACATTTTACGGAAACAGGGAATTTTTCCATTCCACGCACATGAAATGTTGCCGAAGTATAACCTGCGCTATTTGTGGTACTGTCGGAAGACTTTATTCGGACGTTGGACGACGAGGCGGAAGTTGTCCAGCTTACAGATTTATTTCCATAGCTTGCTCCGCTGTTTAAGATTCTGACTCGGACAGTTACCTGATATGTAATTATGCCATCTTGTACTACCCCTTTAGAAAGCATAGGAGTAGAATTTGGAATCTGTAGAGAAAGAACCTCCCAATTAGTAAATGTAAGAGGTGGTATAGCGAAAGAATCTTCAATGCCAGATTGTTCAGTAGGATCATCGTCCCCCACGGAGGCAAAAGCCTGTGTAGAGAACGTAAAAATGAGTAAAAGGGATAAAAAAATGCTTATAAATTTTTTCATGCTTTCCTCCCTGTCCTGGTAAAGTAAATATTTACTGCAATAATTCCCATATGCGGAGAGTCCTCTCCGCATCCCTGCTTATTAAGCAGGGGTGCGACTCATGCCGTCTTTCCGCTCGTGGTAATGGTTTTCGATTCGGACTTCCCGTCGAGCCACACGGTCACTTTTACCTTTGCCCGGTAAGTTGTCCCTTTCTTTGCTTGTACTGACTTGCTGAGGTTCGCGTTCCTCCCATCTTTCTCTACGCTCCAGGAGTCAACGGTGATCCACTGGCTGCCCTGCTTTTTCTGAATCTCCAGCACGATCTTGCACCGCTCTGCTCCCCGGCGGCCAGTCACACTGGCACTGGCTGACGCTTTCCCATTCTGAACCGTCAGAACACACTGAGCGTCGTTTATATTTTCCATGTAGAAGCTGATTTCCGGATCTGAGGCGGCTACATCTGCGGCAAAGCATGGAACCGCCACAGAACAGGCGCACATAACTGCGCACAGAAAGCCAAGGAACTGTCTGTGGATATTCTTTCTCATAAAAAATCACCTCCTCTCCGTTTCATATACTGTAACGAAAGAGAAGGTGATTTGGGGACACCTATTTTATATTTTTTCAAATACTTTTTAGTGAGGTTGTAATTCTGCGGTACCCCACGCCCATTGCTTCTTCAGTCTCAGGCTGAACCGTTTACCCCGGCGGGCATGGGGCATTCAGCGTTTACTGCGGATTCCGCTACTTTATAAATATTCTCATTATAAAAAAGGTTATTTTACTGATATAGAGATCCCCTCCGCTATCTGGGTCAGCTCGGCCGGCGGCAGTTCGCCCGCCACCCATAAGACGAAGGGATCGTCCAACCACATCAATGCGGCCCACTCGCCCTTAGCAACAAGTATCGCTTCATTTCCAGAAATATCGGTCTTAGTAACATTAGACAGCTCGGTATCCCAAATGACATCATAGGCCGTTTTATCTGTTACCATTTGAAGGTTTATGTGAAGTTGTCGGCCTTCTGTGTCCTCAAAGTAAATGGTCTGACTCAGATTATCCTGATCATACACCCGGTCAATTTCGACCATTCCATCCGGCAGGTAATGAAAGGCGATGTCTCCCATTTTCACGTTGCCGTTCCAGGTGGAGAAGAAACTGAAATGCGTCAGATCATACAGCACCTCGGTAACGGTTTCAATAAACTTTTCTCGGTACGCATCTACAGACATCAGGACGGAAAAGCTAAGCGTGGTAAAAATCAGCATGGCCGCTGCAATCCGTTTCGCGGCAAGCATCAGCTTTCTGGTTCCCGGCGCGCGCCGCTGCTCCCGAATGAGCCGCTTCATCTTTCGTTCAAACCGCCTGGAGAAGGTGTGTTCTGGAATTTTTTCATCGGAAGGCAGCCGGCTCAGCCACAGATCTTCCGCTTTGGGCACAGATTGGTAGAGGTCCGAATCCGTGATCTTCATGTGCGGCTACACCTCCTCGCTCTCCAATAACTGCTCCAGCTTTTTCCTCGCCCGCTGAATCGTCTTTTTCACATTTTCCTTTGACATGGACAGGATCAATGCGATTTCATCCACAGAATATCCGTGAGAATATTTCAGAAAAAGGACCTCCCGGTATTTTCCCGGCAGGGAGGCAACCGCTCTGGCCAGGGCCTCGCCATCTTCTATGCTGTCAAGCTCCGAACGGTCCGGCACTCCCAGGTATTCCTCCTCAAACGGCGTGATCTTCCGCTTCCGCCTCTTGCGGTACAGGTCGATTGCCTTGTTCTCAGTTATAGTAACGACCAACGACTTGGTTTGGGGACACTCCACGTCCGTTATATCATCAATAATCTCAATGATTTTCAAGAAAGCATCATGTACGGTGTCCTCAGAATCCCGTGTGTCGCCCAATATTTTGCTCGCTGTATAAAACATCAGGTTTTTGTAGCGGTTATATATGAACTCAAACTTATGCCGGCCCTCTGGCGAGTCGATCATAGCAAGATATATTATCATGGTACTCATTCTCCGTCTTTTTTAATCTCTATACCACTCAGTTCCGCCTCTTTTCCTACTGTATTTTAACATAAATTTATACATCTTCCAAGATAGCGACACGATCATCTACTATGGCTTCGACGACTAGATATGCCGCATCTTCCAGTCCGTGTCCCTCGTACAACCCACTTATCGAATAAATACTTATTTTGGAAATAGACCACAAAACTAGGGCCACCCGAATTATAAAAATTCAGGTGGCCTAATCATTTCTTAGTATATGGTTTTCGTGCAGATGCTCGTGCAAGAATACTAAGGATTCTTCCTTTCACAACAAACCAGCCTTATCGATTCGTGCGTTTGCGGATAAAATCGTAGTCTTCTTCTGTTAAAACAATCGGGCCGTGGACTCTTTCATAGCTTGCAATATGAGCCAAAATCAGTTGTTCGATTTCCTTGTTTGCTGAACGTCCATTATGACCTGCTATGTATTTTAGCTTATCCATTGTAGTTTCTTCGATACGCAGAGCATAATGTGGATTCTTGTGTGGTGCATTTGGCATAGTACCCCTCCGTTCTTACACACTATTTTGACCGGAATTAGCTGCATTGGGGCATATTGACAACAATAAGACAACCACCAAAAAGAATTAAATCATCAGGAAGAGGTTGATCCTCATTGAAGAGACCTCTTGCGAATAAACTCATAGTCTTCTGCCGTTAATATAATTTCTCCGTGAGTTTTTTCGTAGGCATCAATATGGGCCAGAATCAGTTGCTCGATCTCTTTGTTTGCTGAGCGCCCATTATGGCCGGCAATATATTTCAGCTTGTCCATCGTAGGCGTGGCAATGCGTAAAGCATAGTGTGGGTGTCGATGTGGTGTGTTAGGCATATGCTCATCCCCCTTATTGTCTATTGTGCATCAAAAATCTTTTTCAAGACCATATTGACAACAAATAGACAACCACCTATAATAAAAAAGGTGGACAACCACCCGAGGGATTAGCGGGCCCAGCTTCGTGCAATTTCAATAACTATACGAAAAGCTGAAACCATAGAGGAAAACACTTTTTTGGTGAAACTGCTGAACCCACAGAAAGGTGTGGTATCCACAAAACAAAGGGCATCGTCCCAAAACAGTGAAGGAGGTCCCCAAGCTATGAAGATCACGCAAATCGACATCATGACCCCGCACATCCAGGAAAATCCCATGTGGCGTCCCATTCTCTGCCGCATCCACACCGACGAGGGCATCTACGGCGATGGGGAAGCGGCGCTGGCCTACGGTATCGCTTCCCCGGCCGCGGCGGGTATGATTCGTGACCTGGCGACCCTTATCATCGGTATGGACCCCTTGGACAGTGAAGTTATCTGGGACAAGCTCTACAAGTCCACCTTCTGGGGGCAGAACGGCGGCCCCGTGGTCTTCGCCGGCATCTCCGCGCTGGACATTGCCCTCTGGGACATCAAAGGCAAGGTGTTCAATGTGCCTGTCTACAAGCTGCTGGGCGGCAAGCGCCGGGACAATCTGCGCACCTATGCCAGCCAGCTCCAGTTCGGCTGGAGCGACCACGCCGAGACCCTGACCACACTGGATGAATACCGCGAGGTATCCAAGAAAGCGGTGGCCGAAGGGTACGACGCCATCAAGATCGACTTCTTCACCTACGCTCCCGAGGATGGACGCCGTTATACAGATGAGGATTGCACCCGTCTGCTCTCCCCCAAGCTGGTAGACGTTGTGGAATCCCGCGTGGCTGCGGTCCGCGAGGCCATCGGCCCCAATGTGGACATTATCATGGAAAACCATTCCCGTCCCGATGCGCAGTCCGCCGTACAGCTTGGCCGGGCAGTCCAGAAGTACAACATCTTCTATTTTGAGGAGCCCAATACTCCCAATCCCAAGACGGCCAAATTTATCAGCAGCAAGCTGTCCATGCCTATTGCCCATGGTGAGCGGGTGTACTCCCGCTGGCAGTATGCCCCCTTCTTTGAGGACCAGTCCATCCAGGTTATCCAGCCGGATCTGGGCAACTGCGGCGGCCTGACGGAGGGCAAGAAGATCTGCGATATGGCCTATGTCTACGATATCAGCGTCCAGGCCCACGTCTGCGCCAGCCCGCTCTCCACGGCGGTCGCGCTGCATCTGGAGAGCGTCATCCCCAATTTCGTGATCCACGAGCACCACACCAACAATTTGAAGCCCTGGAACAAGGAACTCTGCACCGTGGATTGGCAGCCAGTGGACGGCAAGTTCAAGGTGCCGGAGGGGCCCGGCCTAGGCTGTGAGTTTACGGACAAGGTGCTCAATACGGAGAACAAGATCATCGTCAAGTAAATAGTGAGAAATATGGACACGGCACTCCCAGAAGGGGGAACCGCCCCTCTCCGGGAGTTTATCAATATGAGGAGGGGAATTTATGGCGATCAAACTGGTCCGAGAACGGGAACCTGGGCCCGGCACATTGGGGAAGCCCGAGCTCTATGCGCTGGCCATCGGCCAGGTCATCGGCGCCGGCGTTATCACCCTGGTTGTCCCGGCCATCAAAATGACTGGCTACTCCGCATGGCTGGCCTACTTTGCGGCCATTATCATGGGCTTCTTTATGATCCTGCCCACCGTGTTCGTTTCCTCCACGGTCCGCCTGGGAGGTGGCAACTACTCTATGCTGGCGGGCCTTGCCGGGCCGAACATATCAGGCATCTACGCCTTTATGTATCTGACGCAGTGCCTGTCCCTGTCGCTGTTCGGCTCCTCGGCCGCCGCATATCTGGGCGACATCATTCCCGCGCTCAGCAGTCATGGCGCCCGCATCGTAATCGGAGCGGCGCTGCTGACCTTCTTCTATGTAATCAACCTGATGGGCATTGACGTCATGGCCTCGGCGCAGAAGCTGATGACGTGGCTGCTCATCGCGGCGCTCCTCCTGTTTACGATTTTTGGCCTCGCAAAAATGAAGCTCCCGATCTTCGATTTCTCTGACCCGGAGTTCTTGACCCAGGGGTGGGGGATTAACTTCTCGGACGGTCAGATCTCCGGCGGCTTTGTAGGAGCAATGCTGCTGTTTGTTTATTCAACTCAGGGCTACTACATGACGACTGCTTATGGCGGTTCATCCAAAAATGCAAAACGGGACATTCCCTTTGTTCTGCTGATGTGTGTTCCCACGCTCTGCGTACTCTATGTGGGTGTCGCTATGGCCGGCGTGGGCTCCACCACTCTGGCGGAGTACGGCGAATCCACCACTCTGGTGGTAGCGGCGCAAAACCTGTTCCCCACCGTCCTGTTCTACTTCTTCATTATCGGCGGCCCCATCATGGCGCTGCTGTCCACCCTCAACTCCAGCTTTGCCTATAATTCCATCACCATAGGGACCGCCTGTGACGACGGCTGGCTCCCCAAAACCTTCGGCAAGAAAAACGCAAAGGGCGGCCGGGTCTGGATCTTGACCTATATGTATATCATCGGCATGATCCCCATTCTCTTCGGCCTGTCCATCACAACCATCACCAATATGGTGCAGCTCATCGGAGCCTGTTATGCCTTCCTGAACTTCAAGGCATATATCAGTCTGCCGAAGCTCTACCCCGATGCCTGGGCAAAATCCAAGTACCACGTCCCCAACGGCCTCTATTATTTTCTCTGCTGCGTCTCGCTGGCCGGCTTCTGCGTAACGCTCTGGAAGTCCTGCCTGTCCATGAGCCCCATCCTGGTGGGCATCAACATCACTGCTATCGTTGTTCTGGCTATCCTGGGCTTTGTACGAGGCAAGAAAGGGAACGTCGAGATCCATACCTCCATCTGGTGCGGCGATCCCGAGGGGGATGCGAAGGCCGCGGAAATCATGGCTGCTTCCATGAACAAGAAGTAAGAAACAAATTGTTAGAAGGAGGGTTATCTGTATGAAAATCACGAAGGTAGACGTATTCGAGGTCCATACCCGCCGTCCCGCGTGGCGGCCTGTGCTCTGCCGCATCTATACCGACGAGGGAATCTATGGTGATGGGGAAGCCGCTCTGGCCTATGGTACTGCCGCACCGGCTGCCGCAGGCATGATCCGGGATCTGGCCACCCTTATCATCGGTATGGATCCCCTGGATAACGAAGTCATCTGGGACAAGCTCTACAAGTCCACTTTCTGGGGCCAGAATGGCGGCCCCGTGGTTTTCTCCGGCATTTCCGCACTGGACATCGCCCTCTGGGATATCAAGGGCAAATACTTCCGCGTACCCATCTACAAGCTGCTGGGCGGCAAGCGCCGGGACAATCTGCGTACTTATGCCAGCCAGCTCCAGTTCGGATGGGGAGATGTCTGTCGTGACAGCGTGGAAATGAGCGCGCCGCACAATGCGGCCACCATTGCCGACTATGTGGAGAACGCCAGGAAGGCGGTGGCCGAGGGCTACGACTGCATCAAAATCGACTTCTTTACCTTTGCCCCGGAAGACGGACACCGCTACACGGACGAGGATCGGACCCGCCTGCTGCCGCCGGAAAAGGTCCACATGATCGAAGAGCGGGTGGCAGCCGTCCGGGAGGCCATTGGCCCCGATGTGGACATCATCATGGAAAACCATTCCTATCTCGATGCGCAGTCCGCCGTACAGCTTGGCCGGGCGGTTCAGAAGTACAACATCTTCTATTTTGAGGAGCCGAGCACTCCGAACGTCAAAACGACCAAGTTTATCTGCGATAAGCTGGCTATGCCCATCTCCCACGGTGAACGACTCTACTCCCGCTGGCAGTACGCCCCCTTCTTTGAGGATCAGTCGGTTCAGGTCATCCAGCCGGATCTGGGCAACTGCGGCGGCCTGACGGAGGGCAAGAAGATCTGCGATATGGCCTATGTCTACGATATCAGCGTCCAGGCTCACGTCTGCGCCAGCCCGCTCTCCACCGCGGCTGCACTCCATCTGGAGGCGGTCATTCCCAATTTCGTGATCCATGAGCACCATGTTTTCAACCTCCACGAGTACAACCGGGAGCTCTGCACAGTGGATCTCCAGCCGGTGAACGGCCGCTTCAAGGTGCCGGAGGAGCCGGGGCTGGGCGCTGAGATCAGCCCGTGGGCAATGGAGCACTCCACCAAGTACACAGTGGAATAAGCAGGGATATAAGACCATAACAAAAATTTTAAGGAGGAACGCGGCATGAAAATCACAAGTGTTGAATGCTATCTGGGTGACAAGGGCCTCGGCGGCTTTGTCACGGTCAAGGTAAACACGGATGAGGGCATCAGCGGCTTTGGCGAGGCCGGGCTGGCCTACGGCAAATGCTCCGAGGCCGCCTTTGGCCAGTGTCAGGATTTTGCCAGAATGGTGCTCGGTATGGACCCCTTCAACACGGAAGAGATTTGGGAGCATCTGCACCGCCACACCTTCTGGGGCATGGGCGGCGGCGTCGTGGTGACATCTGCCATGGCGGCCATCGACACCGCCTGCTGGGATATCAAGGGCAAGGCGCTGAACATGCCGGTCTACAAGCTCATCGGCGGCAAGACAAACAAGAAGCTGCGGGCCTATGCCAGCCAGCTTCAGTTCGGGTGGCGCACGCTGATCGAAAAGAACGACGCCCTCACCTTGCTCTATGATCCCAAGGACTACTACGACGTGGTGAAGGACGCTATGGCTGAGGGGTATGACGCCGTAAAGATCGACCCCGTATTTGCTCCGCTGGAGGAGCGGCCCATGGCCGAAGTTATGGCCACGCAGGGCAACCAGATCCGGGGCTGCTATCGGGAGCATGATTTGACTCGCTCGGTGGAGCGCATTGCCGCGGCCCGGGAGGCGGGCGGCCCCGACCTGGACATCATTGTGGAGATCCATTCGCTGCTCGACGCTAACACCGCCGCGCTGCTGGGGCAGGCATTGGAGCCCTACCGCATCATGTATTATGAGGAGCCCACCATGCCCTGCAATCCTGGTGTGTTCAAGCACATCAAGGAGCGGTGCAAGCTGCCCCTGGCCACTGGAGAGCGGAGCTACACGCGCTGGGGCTTCCGCCAGTTCTTTGAGGACCGGACGCTGGATATCATTCAGCCCGACCTGTGCAACACGGGAGGCATCACCGAGACAAAGAAGATCTGTGACATGGCCCAGGTGTACGATGTGGGCGTACAGATTCATGTCTGCGGCGGCCCCATCGCCACGGCGGCGGCCCTGCAGGTGGAGGCGGCCATCCCCAACTTCGTCATCCATGAGGAGCACAATGCCAATCTGTTGAAGATATTCAAGGAATCCGGGAAATACTACCACGCCCCGGTCAACGGCTTCTATGAGGTGCCGGAGCTCCCCGGCATTGGCCAGGAAATGAGCGAACAGGCAATGGCAACTGCGCGCAAGGTTGTGATTGAGTAAGCTGGTTCCTGCGGCATAGGACAAGCCCTCTCACCATGGGGTGAGGGGGCTTGCCTTTTTATAATGGGAAGGAGTGGACTGCACACCATGGACATTCTAAAGCTGTTCATCGTTTTCTGCGTTATCATTCTGGTCATGTGGCTGAAAAAACCAATATCCATTGCGGTACTGGCCGCCACAGTTGTCACCATCCTGATCTACCGTCTGCCGATAGCCACCGCCTGCTCCGCTATGATCAAGGGAGCGACCAGTTGGACCACCATTGAGGCGCTCCTGGTCTTTTACTCGATTACCTTCCTTCAACGGATGCTGGAAAAGCGGCAAAATCTGCACAACTGTCAGGTGGCGTTGAACGGGCTGTTCAACAACCGCCGCATCAACGCTTCCATCGCGCCATTCCTGCTGGGATGCCTTCCGGCTGCCAGTACAGTTCTGATCTGCGGCCCTATTGTCCGAGACAGCGTGGGGGATTATCTGTCCACCCCTGAGAAGGCCGCGGTTACCTCCTATTTCCGTCATATTTCCGAGAGCTTTCTGCCGACCTATACCACCATTTTTATTGCTGTGGGCCTGACAAACGGCGCTGTGTCCGTCAGCAGTTTTGTCCTGGCGATGCTGCCCATGGTAGCTGCTCTGTTTGTGACCGGCTACCTGGTGTACCTGCGTAAGATCCCCAAGGATACAGGCATGGTTCCGGATCATCCCAAACCCTATTATTGGAAGCTGCTGGCGCAGAGCGCCTGGAGTATTGCGCTCGCCATCCTGATCATCCTCATTTTCAAGCTCCCTGTAGAACTGGCGGTACTTATATGTATTATCATCAACGTCTTTGTAAACCGCTTTAACCCCAAAGAGCTGGTTCCATTCTTTAAGACCGCTTTTGAGGCCAGGCTTCTGGTCAGCACCTGGCTGGTTATGATCTTCAAGGAGGTCCTGGCCGCGACAGGGGTCATCGAACTGCTGCCGGAATTCTTTTCTGCTCTGCCGATCCCGACCTTCTTAGTCTTTGCGCTGATTTTCTTTTTTGGAACGATCGTAGCCGGAAGCCAAGCTATGATTGTGCTGTGTATGCCAATGGCCATGGCAACCGTAAACAGCGGGGCGGCCCTGTCCCTGTTCGTCCTGCTCATGTGCATCAATTATGTTGCAATGCAGGTCTCACCGGTTCACATTTGCCTGACGCTCTGCGCAGAGGATTACCGGGTTCCGCTGTCATCCATGGTTGCGAAGACCATGCCGATGGTCTTCGTGTTTACAGCCATATCGTTTCTATATTACGGCTTATTGAGATTCGTTGGGCTTTAGATGGAATTATTGCACGATGTCAAAAACCGAATAAGGAAACAAACAGCAGGCGGCATGCTGCCGCCTGCTGCTCAGTCAAATCTTAGAAGTTGATATGGTGAGATGCCGAGGACATTGGCGATCCTGTAAAGTGCGACAATCGACATGGGATAGGGCGAAGTTGACTCAATATGGCTGATGGTAGAATAGCTCATACCGCATCTTTCCGCAAGCTCCTCCTGGCTCAGTCCCGCCTTTTTACGAAAAAACTGAACCCGGTATCCGATGTTTTTTAAGAACTGAGCTTCTTGCTCGGTGTAGATGGATCTTGCCATAACTGCACCCCCGCCTTTTGTGCAATGGCAATATGATATCCTAAAATCAAATGCCGGTGAATGTTGTATATTAGCATAATATTGTAGTATTATCGCATGTATGATATAATTAAGATAAACTTTGACCTAAAAAATGGAAAATAGTAGGCTTAAACACTCTAAATTGAAGAAGAACAGGAGATAAACCATGGATGTCAACGCATTACAAAAACTTGGCACCGGCGGCGTAGGAGAAGCCTCAAAAGGGAATTTGGCACATCCAGAAGCCTATCTGCCGCTAGATGCACAGCCTTATTTATCGATGTTGGACTATCAGATTATTTGCGATCAAGGAAGCGGAAGCGTACATTCCAAAGAATATGGACTGTCTGAGCAGGAGTTTCAGATACGTCAGAGTCAGGCCGTACAGAAAATACTGCACTTATCGTCACAGATTAACAAAAATATTTCAATAAAAGATCCCATTTTAACAGCGCTGTCAGAACTGGGATTTCAGCCCAGCGCACTGGGCGTACAGGAACTGAGAGAAGCCATACAGCTTATTCTGAATAATAAAGAATGGATCCATCACATGCAGGATCAAGTTTATCCAAGAGTAGCACAAAAATTCGGCTGTAAAAGCCCGACCGCAGTATCCCATATGCGGTCAGCAATTAAAGAGCGAAAAATCTTCTGCCGATGGAATCAGAGACATCCGGCTTTTTTTGATGATCAGCGGCTACAAGGCAACCAAATCAGTGTCCGCAGATTTTGCCAGGTATTTATCCAGTATCTACAAGTAAAGGATGGGCAGCGATGACCCCGGATTTTCGTTCTTATAAAAAGCTATGGGAATATGCGGTTTTATCACTAGGCAAGGATAAGGCATCCGCGGTTGAACATCTCACCTTAACAGAATTCACGTTTTTGCTGCGGATGCACCAGTTGGTTACACGTTTATATCATCGCAGTCCAGATGCTTGCATAGGAATGCTGAGCCGATTTTCCTATCCAGTTTTAAAGGATCTATACGGTATTTACTTCTTTTTAACAGGAAATGTGAGAATGAAAAACAGATATGAGCAGACCTTAATAGGCCTGTTGTGTGAGAAAGATCCACACAGTGATTTATACAAAAAACTTCAGGTGGAATTCTCTTGGCGGCAATTCAGGAAACAGGTTGCCCCGCTGCCAGAAGATGAAAAAATTGATTATATACTGTTACCATGAGCAGGAATAAAATGGACGCAATTTATAGTAGTTATGGTGACTGGGTGAAAACTCCCGGGAGGGAAACAGACATTTAAGAAAGGGCCGGACGATACAGCTTATGGATTTTCCCAATTACGTTATGTGTTGGCTGGCAGGTCCGATAGCGTAGGTCTAATCAATAAAAAATCAATACAGAACTCTGATAGAATAGTGTTACCACACACCCAAAACACTAATGGGGAGACAAGGTGACAAATACTGGCCGTTATGGTATGATAAATTCTCCGATTTAATATTGGGGAAAGGACCGAGATGCTTTTATGAATCAAAAGGAAGTCAGTGAGCTGCGCCGCCGGTTTCGTCCGGACAAGAGCGCTGTCAGCCGGATTTACGGCTGCTACGTCAATTCCAGCCGGGAGATTGTCTCCTATCTGGATGAATCTCTGGGGTCCATGCCCCAGGACGAGGTGGAGAAGTACCTTTCGCTTTTGAAAAGGTCCCTGTCCGGCACGCTGGGCCGCAATCTGATCGACCTGGTGTTTTCTACGCAGCAGGTGGCGGACAGTGAGGAACACCGCCTGCTCATGTCCCTGCGGGACTCCAAGCTAAAGGACCATGGGACCAGGGAGAGGTTCTACCGGAAGGTGATCGACTCGTTGGAGCTGGAGGAAAGCGGCTATCTGATCCTGCTGGTTCACGACGACTACGATGTGCCCCGCCGCGCAAAGGATGATACCGTGATGCGGGATGCCTCGGACGAGGTCTTTTCCTACCTTCTCTGCTGTGTTTGTCCCATCAAGGAGCGCAAGGCCGAGCTGGGCTTTTTCCCCGCCGACAATGAGTTCCATACCTGCGGCGGGCAGGTGGTCTCCGCCCCGGAGCTGGGCTTTTTGTTTCCCGCCTTTGACGACCGGGCTGCCAATCTCTACAATGCCCTGTTTTATACCCGGAAGGCCGGAGAGATCCACCAGGAGTTCATCGACGCCATATTTCATGTCGAGCCGCCTATGTCCGCCGCCGAGCAGCGGGAGGCGTTTCAGGCCGCGCTTTCTGACGCGCTGGACGAGGCGTACCAGGTGGAGATTGCCCAGACCGTCTATGAGCGGCTGAATGAGCGTATTCAGGCCCATAAGGAGAACAAAGACCCGGAGGCGCCCGTCATTACGCCGGGGGAGATCGGCGGCATCCTCCGGGAGTGCGGTGTGGCGGAGGAGCAGGTGGCGGCCTTTCAGGAGCAGTGCGCCCAACAGTTCGGCTCCGGCGCGGCCCTCAATCCAGCCAACCTGATTGACGCCGGACACTTTGAAGTAAAGACCGCCGACGCCACAATCTCCGTGCCTCCGGAGCGCAGTTACCTGGTGGAAACCCGTGTCATTGACGGGCGTAGATACCTTCTTGTCCCGGCTGAGGAAGCTGTGGAGATCAACGGCGCTCCGGTGCGGGTTGCGAAACCATGACGCCGCATAGTCTCAAAATAGTGGGGCGCGATTGACATTCCAGTACATGTGTTCCAACTGGTCTATCACAGCCGCCGAATTGTTACCGCTGCCCCCTTTGGACTCTCGAAAAACACACCATGCTTTTCAACAAAGCGCCATATTGTGCAAGCGAAAAGCACGCACAATAGGCGGAATGCTTATACCTGAGCCAACGCAACGCCGTATATTCCCGATCGATTTAGAGCGCAGGGACAGAGGAATATCCTCCGTCCCTGCGTTTTTGTTCTTCGTTTTGCAATTACTAATTTCCTGATAAGAAATCATGTGTAATCAGCCACAGAACGTACAGGTACTGAGACTAAGCGCTGTACTCTAATCCCGACAGGGCACAAAACCGCTCCGAAGTCTATTGGCTCCAGGGCGGTCCATGTTGTTATTTTGCTTCCGCCGCGTTCTGGCTGAAGCGCATGAGGATGGCAGCCACCTCGATCCGGGCGGTAGTGCCCTGGGAATCCAGAATGCCTTAATCTTTATTATAGTAAAATAAAGGTTGACTTTTCCAATAAATGAGCATATTCTATAGATAGAATTTGTGCAATATGAACTATAATAATTACCTATAAGATAAAATCTCAACTTTTATATACAAATTCAAGCCCCTCGTGCAAAGCTATAATATCTAAATATACGCACTTACCTTTCCCTGTCCCCCAATGGGGATAGAACAGGTCGGATAAACAGTCTCCCCTAAGAAAGAACTTAGAATTGGAGGCGGGCGAAATGCCTTAGTGAAAAGAAGGGTATGAACAGAGTAAGCGTATTTTGAAGTGCGAAGGGAGCTGGAGATTTATGAAGGTAAAAAGATACTGGAAAAAGATCTTATCCTTGGTACTGACGTCAGCACTCCTGCTCGGCTTGTTGCCGACTGCGGCCTTTGCCTATTCCCCGGATGAAAAAACGGATATCATTGAGTTCAAGGCTATGGTACTTGAGAATTTGACGGGCGGAACCGTATCCGAGTATCAGTACCTGACCACCGACAATACATTTTACAGCGACATCAATATGAATGGCTATACGGATGAAGATGGCGAGTATGGCTATTCTTGGACGATGCTGTCCTATACGATTGAGAAAACGCAGCCGGTCAACCTGATGCTGTACCGCATGAATGATGACACGGAGTATGTCTACGGCGACACGGTGAACCTCACCCACTCGGAGAGCCCAGAGGCAGATGAACCGTTTATCGGAGAGTTTATCGGATATCTGCATGGCACCCCTCTGCTGGACGAGAACGGGGAACCGTTTATTGGTGATATTCCGGAAGAGGAGCTCCAGGAATTGATTTGGCAAGCCGTTTGGGGCGGCTTACCCTCAGAAACAATAAAGGAATATACCGCGTTTGGCTTCACCGGTGAGGAGTTGGATATCTCCAATGCGATAGATGCCCCAGAACCTACCGAGACGCCTACGGAGCCGAAGCCCACCGAGACGCCCACGGAGCCAGAACCTACCGAGACGCCCACGGAGCCGGAACCCACCGAGACGCCCACGGAGCCGGAACCCAGCGAGGATTCCGCAGATTCAGGACCTGGTGAAGTCCCCGCAGAACAAAAGGCAAGTGCAGCCCCTGTGATGCTGGAGTCCAGCGAGGAACCTGCAGAGCCGGAGCCCACCGAGACGCCCGCAGAGCCGGAGCCCACCGAGACGCCCGCAGAGCCGGAGCCCACCGAGACGCCTGAAGAGCCGGAGCCCACCGAGACACCCGTAGAGTCGGAGCCCACCGAGACGCCTGCGGAGCCGGAGCCCACCGAGACGCCTGCGGAGCCGGAGCCCACCGAGATGCCCGCAGAGCCGGAGCCCATCGAGACGCCCGTAGAACCTGAGCCTACTCCAGTGGAAACAGAACCACAGGTTCCCCAATATACAGAGGCCGATGTTTTGATTGACCGGGGTGCCAATGGACTGTTTCGCGCGGACACGGATGAGGGCGCCTATACTAAGAACTATCTCCTCTGGGATGGTCTGATCGAAACAGAAGATGGCGCTCTTACATACTGCAATCTTGAGAGCGGAAATTATGTTATTGTCATGCAGCCTACCACTCCGGGGGCGGAAAAGTACAGGAGCTTCCTGGCTTTTTCGCAGAATTCTGAGCGGCAGGATCAGTTCCTGAACTCGGACGCTTGGAGCGAGCTGGAGGCGATGGCGGAAAAATACGGTTGGACAGTTGACCCCGTGGACCTGTTGACCGGAAGCTTCAAGTGGGAATACCAGGATCTGGCGCTTTACGGGAAAGACGATCTTCCGTTTATCCGGTATTATAACTCGTCCGATTTTGAGGATGACCATGGCCTCGGCCTAGGCTGGAGCAGCAACTATACCGCATTTTTGGATATTGAGAATCTCTTTGTCCGGGCCATCCTGCCAAACGGCAGGGAGCTCTATTTCAACCTCAACTTCGACGATACCTTCCGGCCGGTGGGAGACTGCACGCTGGAGTGGGCTGGCGGGGAGTTCCTGTTGAAGAACACCAGTGATGGGACAAGCTATGCCTTCACAAAGGAAGGTGATCTGGCACGGATCGACTATTTGAATGGGAATACCGTGCAGTTTAGCTATACTGGCGATCAGCTTACCGAAATCTCGAATGCCTCCGGCAGCCTTTTGCTGGAGTACACTGGCGGACACATATCCAGAATTACGGACAGCACAGGCCGCAGTATCACCCTCACCTATGACGGCGATTACCTGTCCCAGGTGGATAATCCAGACGGAAACAGCTTCTCTTATACATATGAGGACGGCTGCTTGACCGAGGTTTCCAACCTAAAGGGCGAGGTGTATGTCCAGAACGTGTATGATTCCCAGGGACGAGTCGTGCACCAGGAAGTCGCCAACATGGGTGTATTCGACTTCACGTATGATACGGACAACCGGGTCAATACCTGCACAGGTACAGACGGCTACCTGCTGGAAATCCACTACGATGAGTTGGGACGGATTACCCGGAGCACAAATGCGGAGGGGACTGCCCGCATCACCTACAATGAGGAAAATCAGGTAACCAGTGAGACAGACCGCGAGGGCAACACCACCCGCTATACTCACGACGAGGCGGGGAATATCTCCCGCATCACCTATCCGGACGGCACGACGGAGGACTTTGTCTATAATGAAGACCGGCTGGTTACGGAGTTTACCGACCGGAACGGCATTACCAGTTCCTATACATATGATGACAAGGGTAACGCTACCAGCCTGACCGACGGCCGCGGCAACACAATTTCCTGTGAGTATGACGCTATGGGCAATATGCTCACTCAGACAGATGCCGAAGGGAATACGACTACCTACACCTACGACGCGGTGGGAAACTGTACCTCAGTAAGGGATGCCCGCGGCAATCAGACCACTATGGAATATGACAGACAGGGCCGCCTGCTCTCCCAGATAGATGCCCAGGGCAACACCACTTCCTATGAGTATACCGATGCGGGTAAGCTCGTAAAAATGACGGACGCCCAGGGCAACGTGCAGAACTACACCGTAGACGGCAATGGCTTCAATACCAGCGAGAGCGACTGGCTGGGAAACACTACAACCAGTGAGCGCAATGCCCAGAACCAGGTCACAAAGATCACGGATCCGCTGGGCAACGCCACGACCTACTCCTATGATGACCGGGGCAATATGACTGTGGCCACTGACGCCAACGGGCATTCCACCACCTATACCTACGATGCCGCGGGGCGTATGCTCTCCATGACAACCTCCAATGGCGGTACCTGGAGCTATGGCTATGACAACGAGGGGCGGCAGATCTCCGCCACCGATCCCGCCGGCGGGACCACTACGACCCATTATGACAGTACCGGCCGCACTACTTCTACCACTGACGCCCGTGGTGCTGAGACCTCTTACACCTATGACGGTGTGGGAAATACCATCCAAACCAAAGATGTACTGGGCAACAGCACTGTGATGGAATATGACGCCAATGGCAACTTGATCTCCCAGACCGACCGCACCGGCGCCCAAACGACCTATACCTATGACGCCAACAACCGTATGGTCAGCAGCACGGATGCGTTGGGCCAAGTTACACAGTATAGCTATGATGAGGTAGGAAATCTGATCTCTACCACTACCCCGGAAGGGAATAAATCCTCCGCGGAATATGACGATCTGAACCGGGCAGGCTCCTCTACCGACGCTCTGAGCCGCGTGACCGCGCAGGAATATGACAGCTTGGGCCGTGTGATCAGGACCACCTATGCCGACGGCTCTAGTGTGTCCTATACTTACGATGCCAACGGGCAGGTGCTCACTGCTACGGACGAAATGGGGGGCGTGGTATCCTATACCTACGATGCCAATGGCCGTATGCTCACTACTACCGATCCCATGGGCGGCGTTACCAGTACCACCTATGATGCGGTAGGTAATGTGCTCAGCGAAACAACCCCCATGAGCTTCACAACCACCTATACCTACGACGGGGACAACAATGTAGCCGCCGTCACCGATGCCAATGGTGCTGCGACCTCCTATACCTATGACGCCATGGATCGGGTGAGCACCGTGACCGACCCCATGGGAGGCACCACCAGCTACACCTATGATGCCGCTGGCAATCAGAGCACGATCACCGACGCAGAGGGCGGAGTGACCCGCTATGAGTATGACCTGCTGGGCCGCACCACTTCCATGACCGATGCCCGCGGCAATACCTGGATCTACGAATACGACAATGAGGGCCGAGCCACTGCGACTGTGGATCCGTTGAACTACTCCACATCCAAGAGTTACGACGCCATTGGCCAGCTTGTCAGCGAGACGGATGCCAACGGCAACACCTGGACCTACACCTACGATAAGGACGGCCGGCAGACATCTCAAACTGACCCGCTGGGCAATACGACGACATATGCCTACGACGCGGTGGGCAACCTCCTCACCAGCACCACGGCGTTGGGGCGAACCACCAGCTATACCTACGATGCCCGGAACCGCAAGACCAGCGAGACCGATCCTATGGGCCATGTGATCACCTTCTACTACGATGCCCTGGGGCGGCTGGTTGGAGCGGACAATAAGGATGGAACGCATGTCTCCACCACCTATGACGCCAACGGGAATACCCTGACTACCACGGACGAAGAGGGCTATGTGGTCTCCTATGTCTATGACCTGGACGGCCGTATGACGGAGATGACCAATGCCCGTGGGTACAAGACCTCCTATACCTACGACGCGGTGGGCAATCAGATTTCCATCACCGATGCCAAGGGTGGTGTGACCAGCTCCGTCTATGATGCCAATGGCAATCTGACCTCTGAGACTGATGTGCTGGGCAATACGACCACTTATACCTATGACAAGCTGGGCCGGCTGCTCACCATCACCGATCCCAAGGGCGGCGTGACGGCCTCGGAGTATGATGCCAACGGCAATCTGGTCAAGGCCACCGATGCGGAGGGCCATGTCATTACCTATACCTATGATGCGCTCAACCGCCTGAGCAGCTACGTGGACACCGAGGGCTACACCCACTCCTATACTTACGACGGCAACGGCAACGTTCTCACAGAGACCGACGGCCGGGGCAACACGACTACCTATACCTATGACGGCCTGAACCGGCAGGTGGGTATGACTGATGCCGAGGGCGGTGTGTCCTCCAACACCTACGATGCCGACGGCCGCCTGATCCAGACAACCAATGCGGAAGGCGCTGTGACCAAGTATATCTACGATGACTGCGACCGCGTGGTGGAGATGATCGACGCTCTGGGCAACTCCACCAAGTACACCTATGACGCGATGGACCGGGTGCTCACCGTGACAGACCCGCGCGGCGGCGTGACCACTTATACCTACACGGACCGCGGCGACGTGGCCACCGAGACCGATGCCGAGGGCTACACCGTCTCCTATGAGTACGACGGCAATCACAATATGGTGAAGAAGACCACCGTGGACGGCGACACCACCTATGTCTATGACGAGCTGGACCGGCTGATCTCCACCACCACCCCGGACGGCAAAACCGAAAATATCGAGTACGACGGCAAGGGACAGGTGACCGCTTCCACCGATAAGGGCGGACACACCACGAAGTATGTCTATGACGCTGCCGGCAACGTGATCCAGACCATCGACGCCAAGGGCAATGTTGCGGCCTTTGAGTATGACCTGATGGGCAACCTCACAAAGGTCACCCTGCATCGTGTGGATACCCAGGACGGCGTGGACGAGTATGAGGTCACCCTGTATGAGTACGACGGCCGGGGCCTCGTCACCAAGGTTGTGGATGCTCTGGGCAACGTGACCACCACGGAGTACGACGGCAACGGCAATATCGCAAAGGTCACCGATGCGGACGGATATGTGACGGAATATACCTACAATGCCCTTGATATGGTGACGCATATCAACTATAACGGGGGCAAAGAGGTGTCCTATCAGTACAATGCCGTTGGCGACCTGGTGCAGATGGACGATTGGACGGGTACCAACACCTTTGAGGTGGATCTGCTCAACCGAATCACTGCGGTCACCAATGAGAAGGGCAACAAGGTTACCTATGAGTATGATGCCACTGGAAACCAGACCAGAGTAGGCTATCCTGACGGTACCAGTGTGACCAAGACCTATGATTTGGTGGGCAACCTGGAGAGCGTCGTGGAAAGCGACGGCCGAACCACCACCTACCAGTACGACGGGATGCGGCGCTTGGTTCACATGAACTATCCGGATGGCTGGCAGGAGGACTACACCTATGACGCCGTTGGCCAGATCCTGAGTATCTATGACACCGATCCCACCGGACAGGACATGAAGCAGCAGAAGAACAAGTTCGAGTACGACGCCTGCGGCAACATGACCTATGAGTATATGCGGGGCAACGGCACCGGAGGGGCTACCACAGAGGTGTTCTACACTTATGATGAGCTCCATCAGGTGGTGACGGCAAAGGAGAACTACGGCAACAAAACGCGCACCTACCAGTATGACAGCCTGGGCAACCTGACCTATGAGACCAACAGCAACAATGTCCAGTACGACTATAAGCTCAACAATCTCAACCAACTGGTGGAAAAGACCTACAGCAAGGGCAAGGAGCATACGGTCTATACCTACGATGGCCGAGGCAACCTGGTCGAGGAGGAGTACGGGAAGAACAAAAAGACCGCCACGGTCGGCGCGTACACCTTCGATGAGACGAACCGGATGGTGCTGGGCGTCAACGCCGACAGCGAGAGCAGCGCCTATACCTTCAACGGCCTGGGGGCGCTGGTGGAGCAGACCTGGACGATCAAGAAGAACAGCTACGGCTACCACGACGGTTCTGAGACGGCTGCGCTGACTGCTCAGGGAGGAGCGGCGGAGACTGAGAGCGGGGCCGATGCGGAGGCGCAGGCCGCGGCTCCGGCTCCTGACACCGGTACGGCTCTTTTGGATGAGCTGGATGCCATGGGCGACCCGGCCGCTGCTCTGGATGCAGAATTGGGGATCATGCCCTTGAAGAACGACCACAGCGATAAGAAGCCGGACGATAAGCCCGGCCACAAGCCGAACCAGATGATCACCGTGGTCAAGCAGTTCTTCCCGGATTACACCCGGGAGACCCTGGACCCGCTGGTGGAGAACGAGGTGGGCGGCCTGGAGTACCGGTATGTCTATGGCAATGAGCGCCTGAGCGTCAACATCACCGGAATCGAGAACGGCGCGGGGAGCATTGTGGAGAACGGCAACCAGGTACGGCTCTACTACCACCAGGATCTGCGCGGTACGGTGGACTACCTGACCAGCCCGGTGAGCCAGAAGATCGAGAGCTGGACACACTACAACGAGTGGGGCGAGATCACCCACAATGCGGTACTCAAGTGCGGCCAGCGGCAGCTCGACCTGGTGAAGAACTACACCGGTCATGAGTATGACGCGGTGCTCAACCTCTACTTTGCCAAGGCCCGCTTCTACGACGCGGAGAACCGGCGCTTCATCTCCATGGATCCGGTAAAGGGTTCAGTCAAGGATCCGATCTCCATGGTGCAGTATCTGTATGTTAAGAACGCTCCTCTGATCTATACTGATCCCACAGGAGAAAAATATTCTCTTGCGCAGGGAACTGTAGCCCATGCGGAGATTACGGCTTACATTAAAAGTATTGAGCCCACTGCGGAAGGTGGAGTGAAGATAGTTGGACTCACCAGGACAAAGTCTGGCCGTGGATTTGCAGACATAATCATCAAAAATGGAGGAAACCATGATGTCTATGAAATAAAGTCCGACCAATATGAGTTTTTGGGAAGATATAATGCCGCTGCTATTAACCAGTTGGACTCTTATGTCAACGCAATAACCAACTATCCAGTAGAAAATGCCAACTATTATCCAGCTAGAAAGGGCACAAAGGTGATTCCAACTCCGGTATATCTTCCCTACCTTTTGGATCGAACAAAAGTAATACGTGTATATACAAAATACAACAAGTATCCTGGTCTCATTTTTTACGAGATTATGAAAGCACCGCAGAATAAGCAAGTTGTTGCGGAGGAGTCCTTTGTTACAGCTTCGCTACTGCAAACGGTAAGCTACTATGGAATGGTTACATGTGAGTACCCACCAGCCTATTACCAAGATTACATTAATGTTGATTCTTATTTGGATCAACAAATGAATGATGATATTCAAGCATGGCTTGATGGTGCAACCGTTTCAACATATACCGAAGGGCTTAATATTTATACTAAGATAGTATATGCAGATGGTACCGAGTTTTACCGTTATGAGGGGCTGGGAGTTCCTTTTTTGACAACTACTCCTAAGCTAAGCGGTAGTGAATTGCTCACAATTAGAGAGGGTGGAACTTATAACCAACTACAAGGCTGGGCGTCATCTGCAAAAGAAGCATTTAATTTGCAAAAAGCCGCATCGACAGTACCGGTGCTACCGCTTCCTGGAGGAGGCGTAGTCGTACCGGTAGTCTGAATTATAATGCTGGCCGTCTTCGGACGGCCAGCATTGGAAAAGGGTGTGATCGAAAAATGAACCTAAAGCGAATTATTGAAACGGAATTGGAGCCTACCCTATTCTCGTTGGGTTACAAAAGAGGAAATTGGGGGCAGGGGTGGTATCAGTATAAAAATGACGAAGCAGGGATTAGCATTGAATATCACGTAGCGCGTGTGGGGCAACAATTTACAAGAGGCATCGAGGTCGATTTTCATGTCTACAGTCTGGCGGGGAAGTGGTTCAGCTTGTCGGACTTTCCGGGAGAGTCTCCCATATATTATGATACACAAGCAGAGCTGGATCGCAAGTTGAGGCATGCATTTGATGCTACGGTAAATATCGTTTTGCCCTACATACAGGACATGAAAAAGTATGCTGTTCCGGATCCCTGTTCGGAAGATTACCAAGCTCTTGCAAACTGTCCGATGCAGCGGGCAGAGCGTTTTTCTTCCCAATACCATATTCCGATGATACCTGAACGAACGACGCTCATGCAACTTAATTCTATACTGAAGTCAATCCGTCCAACGAATTTATCCGAGCTGCGAGACTCATTTCGAGCGAATTATGAAACGCTGATCAATATGGCGGCTTTTTACGGCACGCTATTTGTCAAAAAAGCTCCTCGCTTTTGTTGGGGGTGGGCTCCGCTGATACCGCCAGATGATCCGATTTATCCGCTTATAGCACCAGAGACAGAGCGATTTGTGATTCTTGAAGTAGGTAACCCTGATTTTGGGCCAAGTGAAAGGATTGATGCCCTGTCATTTTCTGTACAGGTGTGGAACTATGTGGAAACAAAGAGGAACCAATTTACCTCCGTTGCACTTATGTGAAGAAGAGCACGGCCTTACTCCGGAGCAATATAAAGCTGCCACAGAGTACGCAACTGCCAGCGAACGCGGTAATTACTATATCCAGGCGTTCATAGATATTTTGAAGAAGAACCCCAAGATCTGAGCGTTTTGGAATGGTATCTTTAGAAAACACATAGCATCGGCATGTCGCTGGGAGATTTCCTCTCAGCGACATGCCCTCAGTTTTGGTTTTGTATCCATATTTCGGGGAGGTCATTATGAGAAAAGGTAATTTGCTGCTGTGCGGAATAGTCGCTGTGGCAATGCTAGCGCCGTCATGCCAGGCCATCGCTCCTGATGTGGAATACAAGCGGCTTCCTGATTGGAATTGCCTAGAAGGACTGGAGTCTTATACCGAAGAAAACGGCGCTATAGTTCCAGTTCTACATGTGGGCGGTAATTGGAAATGTAATTTTGCAAACCAATGGGGGGAATTACTTGTAGAAGGGGTTTTTGACGATTTCGGCGAATTCTCGGAGGGTCTGGCTTTGGTGCGTGTGGGTGATACATTCGGGTATATTGACACGCTTGGGACAATGGTGATCCAACTGCCTGAAGATGCCTCATATTGTGGAGACTTTCATAACGGGCGCGCTTTTATCAAAGGAAGAGATGGGGATAGGTACTATATCGACAGGACGGGAGAAATCATCTATCGCAGTCCAGAGGATGTTTTTTTAGCGGCGGAATTTGATGAACATGGGATCGCACCGGCCAAAGATCTCCAGAGCGGCTTATACGGATATTATAACCAAGACGGCTATTGGGAGATCCCTCCGCAGTATGAGACGACCTATTCTTTTGAGGGGGATTATGCGTTTTTCCGCGAGGACGGAAAAGGCGGAATAATGGATCGCAGTGGGGCTATCATTCTTCCACCTAAGTATTCGATCGTTTATACGCTTTCGGAAGGGGATCCCGCACTATTTGGTATCTGTGAGACTCGGGATGAAAAACAGCTCTATGGCTTAGCAGATTCGAACGGCACGATTCTGATAGAACCTCAAGACAAATGGACGTATAGCGTTCCGATGTATTCGTGCGGGTATTGTGTGGTTAACTATCGATATCGCCAATATGATCCAGAGTCGGGTGATTATACGGACAGTTCTCCCAACAGTCTTATTGATGAGAAGGGCAATGAGATTCCCCTGCCGTATGAGGTTACAGATAGCCAATTCTACGATGGTTTTCTTCTGGTCAGGGATCCGGAAAGGACGGCATATCTCAATACAGACTTGGAGGAAGTTCTTTCGCTGGATATATCATTTGAGGAATATTCCGCAAGTCCTCTCATCGACGGTATTGTTGCTGTAACCAAAGATATCGGCAGTCACACCTATGTGATTGACCAGGATGGAGAACTTATTTGTGAAATGACGGACAGCCGCCTCCATGATGATTTTGGGGTATTTTCAGAAGGGACTTGCTGGGCTCGAACGGTCAGTGAAACAGAGGGAGGCTCTTTTTTATACTTCGATCCCCGCCTGAAAGACTATACCAGTCCCTGGGCGGCGGCGGAGATGGATCGTGCTCAGGCGGCGGGGCTGGTGACGGAGAGCAACGACAGCTATTTCACGTTCCGCATCACGCGGCGGCGGTTCGCGGAGCTGATGGCCAATCTGGTGGAAAAGACGACCGGCCGGAGCATCACCCCGGCGCCGGAGGGCACCTTCTCGGACACCGACGATCTATGGGTGCGCAAGGCCGCCGCGCTGGGGCTGGTCAACGGCCTGGACGACGGCCGCTTCAGTCCCAACGGCTACATCAACCGCGAGCAGCTGGCCGTCATGCTGCATCGGACGATTGAGTACCTGGAGGACGAGACCGGCCGGAGCGTGCTCGCAGACGCCGGCGGCCTGGAAAGCTTCACCGATGCCGGACAGGTCTCCGGCTGGGCGGCGGACTCCCTGGCGGCCCTCACCGCCTCCGGTATCCTCCAGGGTACTTCCAGCGCCACCCTCTCCCCCAAGGACACCACTACCGTGGAGCAGGCCATTCTCCTCACTCTCCGAGCCTATCAGGAGTTTTCTAAATAGGTTGGACGGGGCAGGGCGCGAAATATATCTGCGCTCTGCCCCAATAGAAATGCAGGAAAGATGGGGATTTACTATGAAACGACGGTTAATAGGATTTCTTCTGTCATGTGCCATGCTTCTTCCTCAAAGCATGGTATGGGCAAGCGCATCCGGGCCTGCACTTGATATTTCCTGGATTGAGTTGCCATCTTCTGCCGCTTGGGATGTTATAGCTGACGATATTACCGCTGGCCCTGTCTGTTTTGCGCACGATGACCCTTTTGAGATGAGTCAATACTATGACTTGTCGGGTAAGCCTGTCGAAACCGGCTTTGCCTACAGACCGGGCGACTACTATTTTTCCTGTGGATTGGGAGTGATCGAGCGGGACGGGAAATACGGTTATATCGATGCCGAGGGGAATTTAGTGATCGACTGCATCTATGATGCTGGCTACACATTTGAGGATGGCTTGGCTCTGGTGGAGAAGGACGGGGAAGAGTTGCTGATCGATGTGTCCGGAAAAACCTTCATGAACCTAAGCGAACGCCAGCTAAATGCCTATTCGGGCTTTTCGGAAGGGTTCTGCGCAGTGAGCTCTGAGGCAGAGGGAGAAAACTGGGGATTAACCGGCTACATAGACAAAAATGGAGAGCTTGCAGTCCCGATGCGTTACATGTCTGCTTTCGATTTCCACGATGGAATTGTTGTTGTGCGGGAATATTATGACGGGAAGGGCAGCACTGGAGCAGTGGACAAAGAGGGGAATGTCATTATCCCCTGTGAATATGACGATGTAGAAAACTATACCGCTAATAAGAACTACCTCATTGCAACAGATGAGACACGGAGCGATATTTATCGCAGAGACGGAACGCTTTTACATTCGTTTCCGAAATCCCAATATGATAGGGTCAGAATAGGAGAAATAAACGACCTGATTTTTGTTGAAAAGAACTACAGGTGTGGCTGCTTAGATATGGACGGCCAAGAAATAGTTCCTATGATGTATTATGTCCTTCAAGAATCGGGAATTGATGGGGGCTTAATAGCGCAGAAGGTTCCGTATCAAACTCCTGCTGGCACAAATATGTGGGGAACCATTGCCCTTGATGACGAGATGGCGTTCGTCCCATTTCCTGATGAAGCTGCATATGTCGGATTTCCTTTTTCTGAAGGCAGTATTGTAGTAAAACAACAGTCAACCGGAAAATATGGCTATATGGATCAGACAGGTGCCTGGGTCGTTCCTCCCCAATTTGATCAGGCAAAGTCCTTTGAGAATGGGTACGAGCTGGTTTGCCAGGATGGCAGAATTGGCATTCTGAAAAATCCTCTTGATCTTCCCAGTCCATGGGCCGCCGGTGCTGTAAGCACAGCCCGGGAACTGGGCCTGTTGCCTCGACAAGTCGATAGTTGCTATACCACAGCGATAACACGTCAGCACTTTTCTGAACTTATGGTTTGTCTGGTGGAAACTGCTGACGGCAAGAAAATAGATGCAAGGTCAGTCCTTCCATTTACAGATACTGCGGATATTGCAGCAAGAAAAGCCTATGCAGCAGGTATCGTAACCGGAACTGGAGATGGAACGACCTTTTCACCAGATGCCTCTATCACCAGAGAACAGATGGCGGCGATGCTGTACCGGGCCATTCAATACATCCAGAAGCAAACCGGCCGGAGCGTGCTCACAGAGGCCGGCGGCCTGGACAGCTTCACCGACGCCGGACAGGTCTCCGGCTGGGCGGCGGATTCCCTGGCGGCCCTCACCGCCTCCGGCATCCTCCAAGGTACTTCCAGCGCCACCCTCTCCCCCAAGGACACCACCACTGTGGAGCAGGCGATTCTCCTCACCCTACGGGCCTATCAGGAGTTTTCTAAATAGATTGGTACCTGGAAGGAGTAATTATTCTATAGAAAGAAGGGGAAATTATGTTACCCCTTAAAGCGAGAGAGAAGTCCTTTAGCAATGTACGTTCTTTTGCTGGGGCATCTGGCGGCTCACCTGACAATTTTTATAGAAGGGTGAACGTAACGGTCCACCACGGTCAAGAAGAATATTTGTATCGAGGAATCTATATGAGCATCGGCTATCAGTATAACTATATGGATTATAAAGTAGAGTTAATTTGGGAGGATGATACCAGTCAACCGAATTATGAGGACATCGGGTTACACGGAGAATATTCAACAAACTGGCAGGAGTTCTCATTCTCTGGAGGTAGATTGTCTTTTACAGACGGCGATAATCAGGTAAGCGTGTTTGTTGGAGATACAGCGAGCTGATGGTGATGCCGGCGGCTGCCTGACCTGGCGCAATTTGGGGCATCTCCTACGAGCGGAGAAAAGCGATAAATGGATCGCAGGAGGAAGAAACTGGCGAGGCTTTTGCCTAGCCAGTTTCTTCGCGATGAAATGAGCATCTCTCCCTTCTAGACCTATATGACAGATACGGGGGGGAGAGCTTTTATTAAATTGCAGTTGGAAAAACTCCGCCTATACAGGAGAGGAAAGAGCTGATAGAATAAAGGCGTATTCTAGGTCAGAGCAAGATTAAGGGCGGAGTAAGTTAGGGCGGAACGGCGTGGAAGGAAGTCTGCCCTCTGCCGGACAGCTACGACCTGGAAAATTGAATCTGGACATGAATGACTGTAATTGCCTTTTGGGGTGGTTGCGGTCTTTTTTTGTCCCCAAATAGGAAAGGAGAATGAATGGCGCAAAGCAGACTGATTGAACTAAGCTATTTTGACCCGCACACATCCATCCGCCTGACCACCTATGCGGATACCATCGTGACCGACTACAGTTCCCCAAACCGTATCATCAGCGCAGTCCGGTTCGGTGGATATCCAGAGGTAGTAAAGGCAATGTCGGACGCGATCTACGGCGGAGCAACCATCGACGTATGTTCAAACGGTGAGACCCTGCATCTGGACACGCTTCCCAAGGGCTACCGAAGGCAGCTCTCCCACGACGGCATGTACGCTGCGGCCACTCTTATGGCCAACGACGACGCGCAATCCCTGGATCAGCTAAAGGAGGACACCGCAGAAGATGACTCCCTCGAAGAGAGCAAGCCGCGTAAATGCTATATCTTCTGCCCAGCCGGGGATCAGGACAGGCTTTTTGAAGAAGTGGATCGGAAAACAGCGGCTCCGCTGATTCCAGAATTTCGGGACTATGTCCTGCAGGAGCTCATCCGCCGGGGAGAGCTGAGAAGGATGGAGGTATTCTCCGTCAAGGAGAAGATGGATGCCTGGGTTCTCTCTCTGCTGCCGGAGGATAAAAATGTGGTACAGGTGCTGGAGGATGGCCTGAAAACCGGACAGATTGCTATACCAGGGGCGACGCCCGGAATGCCGGATGGTTTTGCTCAGGTAGAAAATGTTACCGACTATCTTAGCACCTACGGTATCACGGTCGCCGACCGTATCCGAAAACAGTTTATCCCCCTGTTTGACCCGGCCTCCGAGCCGCTGTCGGACGAAGTGCTGGACATCAACCGCTATATTCAGCAGAAGGCTGGATATTCCCTTTATGATGCACAGCTTGCTGTGGCCGAAGCGACCAAGCGCCAGCTTCAGCGCTGCGGTACGGCCTTGATTGTGGCAGAATGTGGAAGTGGAAAAACGAAAATTGGTACAGATGCTTTGGGTGCCCTCTATGGGCTTGGGGCTGCACAGGGCGGCAAGAAGACCTTCAACCTGGTCATGGCCCCGTCACATGTCACAAAGAAGTGGGTGCGTGAGATCGGCGAGACTCTGCCCAACACCTTTGCCATGGTGGTAAAAAGCATCACAGACCTCAACCGGCTTTATGATATGTACCAGAACTGTCCTCAGAGTGTTTTTGCGGTGTTCAGCAAGGAGCGCGCCCGGGACGGCTATATGCGCTATCCCGCTGTTCAGTGGAATTGCAGAAAAAAAGCGTTTCTCTGTCCAGACTGCATGGAACCGGTTGAAATGGAGATCAGCGAGGATGGCACCAGGTACACGGTCAACGCCGACCAGTTTTTCTTTCAGAAGGAGCACAAAAGGAACCACAAATGCCGCCGTTGCGGCGCAGTTCTCTGGGCACCGGTAGTCCCTGGGAGGCAAATCGACTGGATCAAGATCCCAGAGTATGGCTGGATCTACCGTTACAGGGCAGGCAAGCATCTCATGCGCACCCAAAACGAGGCGGTATTGGATCAGCTTACCCAAATTGCCGCATTCCCGGAGCAGAGCTATCCGGTGAGGGGAGCAAAGCGCAGGTTTCCGCTGAGCACCTACATCAAAAGGAAAATGCGCGGACAGATCGATGCAATTCTTTGTGATGAACTGCATCAGTACAACAATGCAAGCGGTCAAGGTGACGCCATGGCGGAGCTGTTTGGCGTCTGCAGGTATTATATCGGCATGACTGCCACCTTGATTAACGGGTACAGCAGCGGCATCTTCCACCTGCTTTACCGTCTGCTCCCCGGCCTGATGCTCAAGGACGGGAAGCGATATCGAAAACCGGGCGACTTTGATGCTGAGTACGGCGTTGTAGAGAACACCTACGAAATCAAAGATGCAGCCTACAACTCCAATCGAAGGGCCATAAAAAGGAAAACTAAGAGCCGCCAGCTTCCAGGCGTATCCCCGCTGGTATACTCACGCTTCCTGCTGGAGTATACCTCCTTCCTATCACTTTCCGATATGGGGAAGGATTTGCCGGACTACGAGGAGATCCCGGTCCCACTGGATATGCCCGAAGCGGTTTACAGCAGCTACGAAAAGATTGAACATGAGCTTCGGATGGTTTTGAAGACAGACCGAAAGGCGGCGCAAAAGATTCTCTCTGCCTATCTTAACCTTCTGACCGTCTATCCGGATCAGCCTTACGATCAGCCTGCCATAATACACCCCATTGAGGGGACGGTCATTGCAGAACCGCCCAACATGGCATCCTTTGAGGACATTCTGCCCAAAGAGGAAAAGACACTGGAAATTGTCCGGGAAAAGCTCGCAGCAGGAGAACGGGTGCTCATCTATACCAGTTGGACCCGGACCGACTCACAGAAAAAACTGCTGAAGCAACTCCATCAGGAGGGCATCTGCGCAGAGATCCTGAAACCCAGCGTCCCCACCGAAAAGCGGGAGGAATGGGTGGAAAAGCGTGTCCGGTTCGGACTACAGGTACTCATCACCAATCCATCCGTAGTAGAAACCGGGCTCGATTTGAATGCCTTTACGACCCTGATCTTCTACTCGATAGGCTACAACCTCTTCACGCTCCGGCAGGCGTCGCGCCGCTCATGGCGTATCAATCAGAGCGCGCCGAGGGTCGAGGTCTATCTGCTCTATTATGCCAATACCATCCAAGCCAAGGCCGTGAAGCTGATGGCCTCCAAGCTGGCGGTGGCCGGCATTATTGAGGGCACCTTCTCGGAGGAGGGCCTGTCCGCCATGAGCGATGTGCGGGACCTGACCTCCCAGATGGCCAAGGAGCTCTCACTCGGCATCAAGGACAACGTGGAGGATATTGCCGCGGCGTTCAAGAAAATGGCGGTCATCAACCCGGGGCGAGAGAATAGACAAAAGCAGCCCGTACAGACCGCGGCGGGCTCCGAGGTATTCTCTATGCCTGCTGTGGAGCATCCCGCCGCATCCGGCACACCGGGCGGCATCCGCGCAGTGGAATCCCAGCAGCGACGGATGCTCTATGAAGGCCTGCTGCAAAAAAGAATGGAAGAACAACAAAAACGCAGGAAAAAGCAGCGCACAGTGGACGAAAACCAACTGTCGCTCTTTGGGCCTGCCGCTTGATTATCAGGAGGAATGACACATATGAATGAGAACTGGTCCTTACATCTGACCTTGTTGAACAACCGGACAGGACAAAAGATAGGGGCAAATTATCCCAAAAACAAATACGAGATTCTGGAAATGCTAGACCGCTGCCAAATCCCTTATGGGAGTGGCGACTATGCCCATCTGGCAGTTCCATTTCCTGATGGGACACCGGACAGCCTGCAATTAAAATTGGCTGGTGTGATTGAAAATGAGCATTGCCCTCCAAGCATTCGACAGGTAAATTTTCTGGCGGAGCAGCTCCAGCGGATGTCGGCGGAGAGCCGCGAGGCGCTGATGCAGGAGCTTACGGATATGCCCATGGCTGTTATTACGGATGTGATCCGCATTGCTGGCCGTTTGCTCTCGGAGCTGCCTCTTCCTCAGACCATTGACCTGTCTGAGCGGGCCGTCCTTCTGACAGAGCAGGAGCCTTATTTCCGGCTTAACGTGGCGGCCCTGGAATCAGAGAGCACGGAGGACGGAGTTTGGCTTGACCTTCCAATGCAAAATGGAGCACTAGAACAGCTCATGCTTCATCTGGATGTTCAAGACACTGATGAACTTGAGATCCGGGGCCTTTCCGGGGTCGTGTCGCCGGACGATTTGGAACTCGGGGAGTATGAAATATTCCTTGCTGATATTCATGATTATGATGCTTTTGCCCGGACGCTGATGGAGTGTGTCCCTATTCACGCGATGGCAAAGTATAAGGCGCTTTTACTGGCCCGACCGACATCCATCCAAGGAGCAACCAAGCTGGCTACGCGACTGAGCTGTTATGAGTTTTTCCGCTACGCAGAGTTGCAGGACTTGCTTCAGGAACACAAACTCCACATGGACTGTAGAACTTTGGCGGATCATCTGAATTTTGATGAGACGAATTACGGTTTCATACGTTACAGGCTGGGACACAACCTGGATGTGGAACTAGATACGATCCGTTTAATGGAAAACGCCAAAACGGAGGATGCCTTCTGGAATGCAACGAAATACCTGTTTGGGAGGAATTCCCCTGATTCCTTTCAACGGTGGATTGCTTTCGTTGACAGGCAGGTGGAGTCTAACCAATATGCGGACAATTTTCCTTCCGCCTTTCCGCCCAACCCTGCTTTTACGGCTCAATTTTGGCTGGGCTCTCTGCTTGCGGCGTTTTATCAGGTCGCAGAACAGTATGGCGATGAGATTGCCTTTAAGATCTGGAGTTGTCCGCATTGTTATCCGCCCCATCAACTTCTTGCCCTGGCGGAGCACCTGAAGGAGGGCGGAATGATCGAGGGCGCGGCTCAGAAGGACTTCGGGCCGGACGGCCTGCCCCTGCCCTTCCCCATGCTCGCGGATGTGCTACCCGCTGACAGCCCCTATTGGGAGGAGGATCCGGCTGCGGCTGTGGAACGGATACGTCAGGAACAGATTGCACAGAACAGAGCCCAACTCCGCACGGATCTGGCGTCTGGCACCCGGCAGCTCTGGGATTTGGAACAGGAGCTGCAAGGCCGCGCCGGAACGTTTCCGGGCTGGCTTCAGGGAGCCTATGAGGTGAACGAGGACTTTGAACAGTCTCTGGGGGAGGTAATCGCGGAGCTCTGTGAAACTTTCCAGGAGATCAAGCGCCGGTATGGAATTGAAATCGCCAGGGAGCTCTATAACGAGCACCCCGTGATTTTGAGCTCAGAGCTTCCAGGAGCGGCCCAATTTCTCAGCCTGGGCGGTTCCTGCGGTGGGGCTGCGGAGCTGGCCGGCGTCGGGTTCTTCATGCCGGAGGAAGATATCACGGAAGCTGAAATGGCACGGGCCGCAGCGTATATGAACGCCGGCGGCAATGCCAGTGAAGTCTATAAGGCAATCGAGCAGAACGGATAGGTTGGAGGTATAGCTATGAATGTAACCGTAAACCGGGCCGAATTTCTGGCGGCGGCAAAGCGGGCGGCATCAGTTGCTCCGCTCTCCTCCCCGCTGGAGCCGCTGAGAGGTATCCTGCTGGAGACCGACCGCAGGGAAGGATGCCTGACTATCAGCGCCACCAACCTGGAGGTTTCTCTTGTCCAGACCATCCCATGCACCTCCCTGGACGCCGATGCCCTGGTACTCAATGCCCGGCTTCTAGAAGGGATGCTCGACAAGCTGGAAGGAGACAGTGTAACGCTGATCCGTGTGGAGCAGCAACCGGTGGTTTTGCTCACCAGCGGCCTTGCCGCCTATAGGATAGGGGTATGGGAGCGCGGCATCTTCCCGCAAATCGAATCGCCCTATCCGGCGGATACCGTCCTGGTCACTGGAATCCCCGCTATGACCAAGCGCACTATATTTGCGGTGGGAGAGAAGAAAAATACGCCCCTGCTGCGTTGCGTAAACCTCATGTTTACGCCGAACGGCCTGAAAGCGGTGGGCAGCAACGGAAGCTGTGTGGTCAGCGCGAAGGGGGACAGCCAGAGTACCGGCAACATCAGCTTGCTTGTGCCGGCATCTTCTCTGGGCAAGCTGGCCCACATGTGTGAGGATACGGATGAATTCCGGGTCGGAACCACTGGAGACCATATCGTTTTCTTCCGGGACGGACTTCTGTTCAGCGCACGGCTCATGTCCGGCCGGTATATCAATACCGAACAGCTCATCTCCTCCCTGGTCAACACCTTTACTGTTTTTACCGATGTGACCGACCTGCGTGATGGCCTTTATACCGCCTGCTCTGTGGAAGCGGATGGGAAGGTCATGTTGCACTTTGAGGGGGACCGGCTCATATTCCGCTGCGACGGAGTCTACGGTAGTGCGGTTTCCCAGATCGACGTGATCCCGTTGAAAGGGACGCCCCAGGGAGAGTTCTGGTATCTGACCCGTCCGCTCCTGACGTGCCTGGATGCACTTTCCGGCACGGTTCAGCTTGGCGCGGCGCAGGGCGGTCTGCTGACCATCTCCACTGAGGATGCCTTTTATATGCAAAACGGAGTGCGCCCGCCCAGTGAGCAGCAGTCCTCTAAGGCGGCCTGACCGATGGGCCTCAAAATACTGAGCTGCGGCGCGGGGATGCAGAGCACGGCTCTGGCCCTCATCAGCTGCGCGCAGGTAGACGGCCCGGTGGAACACCCGGAGGTTCCGCGGTACGACGCCGTGATTTACTGTGATCTGGGGATTGAACCGGAGTGGGTTGCCAGACAGGTCGCCTTTCTGGAGGATGCCTGCACCAGACAGGGGATACCCTTTTACATTCTGAAAAGCGACCTTTATCAAGATTATATGGAAAACTTCGGCGTCAGGCGGGTGGCCGGTATGCCCTTCTGGACGCTGGATGAAGACGGAAAGGCCGGGAAAATACACCGGCGGGCCTGCACGATCGAGTACAAGATCCTCATGATCCAAAAATTTGTCCGGTACAGACTTCTGGGCTACCAGCTATATCAGAGGCTGGCCCGGAAGGACATAGGGGCCCATGAACTGCACATCGGCTTCTCTTACGAGGAGGCTAACCGCTCATTCCCCAGTCATCACAAAATGTTCAAGAACAGATTTCCACTCATCGAGATGAAGTGGCAGCGGAAGGACACCTATGCCTATAACCTGGACGTATGGGGGCTGGACACTAAGGCCAGCGCCTGCTGTATCTGCCCTTATCATCAAAATTATTTTTTCCAGTATTTGAAGGAGCATTACCCCCGGCATTATCAAAATGTCGTAGATTTCGACAATATGCTGGAGAATATGCAGCCCCCAAGCCCGATCCGTAACCGTGTATTCCTGTCCCGGTCCAGAAAGCGCATCCGGGATCTCCGACCGGAGGACTGCGATGACGCGCAGACCTTCGATTATCAGGGAAGGCGGATATGGAACGGCTTTTGAATGAAGCGAAAGGAGGGATGCGATTGGGACATTCCGGCATCTGCCGCTACTGCGGCGGCAAGATCCGCGTCGTACCGGCCGAACAGATCTACGGCAAGGCCGCGGCGGAGCGGTTAAACCTGCAAACCGAGTATATCCACCAGTGCCAGAACTGCAATGCGAGGGTCGGCTGCCACAAGGGTACCAAGCGTCCGCTGGGCTCTGTAGCCAACGAGACGCTGCGGCTCAAGCGCATGGAGACGCACCACGTTTTTGACAGTTTCTGGCGCAGGAAGGGTATGACGCGTACCCAGGCTTACCGATGGCTGGCGAAGAAACTGGATTTACCCGTGAAGCGCACCCACATCGGGGGCTTTGAGATGGACCAGTGCCAGATGACCATCGACCTGTGTAACGTGGAAGAAGAAATGGAGGCTGTTTGAATGCGGGAATAAAGAGCTGATATTGAACAGCGGATCTTGACACAGAAGCCAAGGCAGAATATCCGGGAACAGGGGGGCAGACCAGCTCGGCAGCGGCCGGGCTGGTCCGCCTTCTCATTTGAAAAGAGGTTTTATGAAACTTTATAAAATCATTGACACTGTGATCCCCTATATGTGGAACACCCCCTGCAAAATTGCAATCTTTACCGACGGAAGGCGCATGAAGATCTATGAAAAGGTATTTCCCCGCTGTGCGTCTGGGTCGGCTTCCTGGGTTCGGCATCTCGGCCTGGAGGAACGGTTCCGCACGCCGCAGGCGGTGGAGGTATATCTCTCAGAGATTGAGAACGAGACCGCCAAGGCGGTCAAACAGTACATTGCTGAAAAGACGCGGCAGACAAAGGAGGCACAATGATATGCACACCAATCAGGCACTGCGCGCGTATGGATGCGCGGAGTGCACCTTCTTGACGTGCCAGGGATTTGAACGCTACTGCGGAGGTTTCCCGGAAAAACGAAAGCCAAAGCGTTTTTGGAAGACCGATCCCCAGTGGAAGGCTCCGAAGTGGTGCCCACGGCGGAAAACCCCGGCCGTCTACCGTGTGTATCACTATAAGAACGACGGCTCCATGCTTCTGTCAAATGCACTTCTGCACTTTGACGGGAAAGGGCATGGCGCTACTGCATTTGTCAGCGACCGGCACTACGCTCTGGTTGCGGAGGGGACGACACAGCTTTCGGCCAGGCAGTTTTTGACATCCAGCCATCAGCAGCCGGCCTCTACCCTTCTGGACTATCCGGATCTCGTCTACGGAAATGTGGTGGAGATTGATGATGGGCTTCGCCCCTGCTGCTTTTATTACCGTAGCCATCGAAATTTCGCTGTCTGCTTTGAATTCCATCAGAGTCAATCGGAACCGCCGAGAAAAGAGGGCACGCCATGAACAAACCGCCTGCATCTGTTTCGGAACATGGGCCGGAGTTGGCGCTATATGAGTGCCGCATCCGGGAAAACGGCTGGGAAGAACCGTTCCGCTATATGCTCCTGGATCGTCTGCGGCAGGACTGCCTGTACTTTCTGGGCTTTGGAAACCGCTGTGAGCGGTGCCTCTGGGCAGGAAATATTCGAGACCAGATTGGCTATATGAAGGCACTCTGGAACAGCTTTCCTTCGGCGGGCAAGCCGGAGTGGCTGCCCTGGGACGAGATTCTGGCTCTTGAAGCGCGTATGACAGACGATATATCGGCCGCTGGAAGTGAAGGCTTTTTACCATCGGGTACGGTTCAGTCCAAGTACCCAAAGTAAGGAGGACCTGATTGAAGAAACAGAGAAAACATTGTAACAACTGCCACTATTCCTACTACCGCACGGAGGGACAGAGGGGCAAACGCCAACACTGTAACAATCCCAATTATAATTCAGCCGCTTATTCCCGCAAAATGCTGATGGAGGACTGGGGCCGCTTCTGCCGGTTCTGGGCCCCGAGGCAGAAAAACAAATGAAAAGGAGCGCCATCTCATGAAAAACAACTATTCTATCGCCGAGCGCAACCGTATCGTAGAGGAACATCTCTGGTGCATCGACCGGGTTATCCGCAAGAACCGTTCGTTGATGCGCGCGGCGCGTCTGGACTATGATGACGTGTACCAGCAGCTCTCCATCCGGCTCATTCGGGCCGTCGCGGGCTTCGATCCCCAAAAGGGTAAATTGAAGCAGCATATCTTTGCCCAGCTCCGGTTTGAGTTGCTCAACTGCAAGCGGCCATACCGTATGTTTGGTATGACCGGCCTGCCCGCAGACTACCGCGGCAAAAAAATCATCTCGATCGAGGATTACTTGGAACGACACAGCGGAGCGGAGCCCGATGGCTTCTTCCTGTCGGCGTGAGATGGATGTGCAGTCAGTGATGGAAACTGTTTCCACAAGTTGCTGTAAGAATAATAATATTCAATGGAGGACATACCGCTATGAGCATTCGTTTGACGCAGGTTGAGCTTCAGTCGGAAGAGGATACCGTGATTTTTCTGGCTTCGGGGCATCTGAACTGCGTGGAACAGGTCAAGCCTCTTCTGGAGGCGGAAAACTTTTTGGAGGACCACGATGGGGAGGACATTGAAGTTTCCCTGAGCCATTATCTGTACGGAGACGAAGGGCCGGCATATGACGCCGACCAGAATCACATCCGTCTGATTCAAGCTGTTGAGGACACACCGGACTGGATCGGCGAGCTTGGGAATTTTCTCTTGCAGCACGCCCGGCTTGTGGACGAGCTGATGTTTACCATCCCGGGCCAGCCGAACGAGCAGCCATAACACAAAGAGGGATGTGATTCCTGTATGAGCATGGTAACGAAACAGGAGATCCTTGAGTTCTGGAAAAAGCATGAGACACCGGAGGCCAAAGAGGAGCGCCGGGAAGTAGAGGCGTTGAAAAAGGACCTTCGGATTGCCCAGGACAGCATCCAGGACGCGATTGCCCGCTACCGCAAGGCCAAGCTGCGCGCCCGCAGCAAGGCTAAGGCCAGTTCGGAGGATATATTTCTCCCTCTGGAGGAGTATTCTTCCCGGACCGACATCCAAGACGCCTATGGTTACGAGATGATTTCGGAGACGGAATATGACCGCCTGATGACCCTTTGGGAGCTGCGGGAGCAATCCAGCCGGAAGGACGGATCTTACACGGATCGGGTGGTCGAGATGCTGGAAGTGGCCAGCCGGGACATCTGGGATGCCTACGGTGATCCGGTTATGGAGTACGATGAAAAAGTCTCCCGGATGCACCGGGAGGCGGAGCGGATCGCTGCGGAGAACTGGCGTCGGGAGCTGGATCACACTGCTGAGTGATGGAGGAGTCCGTGAAGTATAAAAAGATTTATAACATTTTAAAGAAGGGCGGCGCGAGCATCACCCTGGATTACAGCGGCTGGTGGAGCGCGTATTGTCCCAATAACTATATGGCCCGGAATAGACCTCTGTGGATCGTGGCCGAAGTCCCCCATCTTCATCTGAGACTGTGGATCACACATGAATTTGGCACGCTGAGGGTAACGACAGCGGACACCGCGCAGCCTTCCGACAGCCGTGCTTATCATGACTCCCAGATCCGCAGGACCTTCCGCAACCAGCGGGAAATGGCGGAGTATTTGGAGACGATGCTGTGCCGGAACAGAAAGGAGGCCGTATGAAACTCTATTTTTCCACGATCCGGATCGCGCTCCCTAATACGGAAGTCTTGACCTACTGGGAGAGCGGACACCCGGATGAGTACGATGTCCAGGAGCTCTTTGCCCGCAGCGCCCGCTATCATACCGTGGCAGAGCTGCTGACAGAGACGGCGGAGGTCGCAGTTTCCCACTATATCTATGAAACGGAGAGCCCCGGGCCGGATGCGGTGGCGGAGCAGAGCCACTTCGATCTGCTGGACGCCTATAACGAGCTGGCCCGCCGGCACCGTCGGGCCCGGTTTGAGCATCGGGAGGATGTCTGCAAGGTACGAACATTCAGCCTTCACCTGGAACTATGACGGAGGGATAGAATGGATCACAGACGAACGATTTCGCCGGCCTACTATGAAAAAATGGCTGAGGCCAAAGCTGTCTTTTGTTCTTACTGTACGCTTGGCGCAATGCTGTTTTGGGAAGACTGCGAGGGCTGCAAAATACAAAGGATGTTTCATGCAGTCCAGAGAACGATTAAGGAGGAAATGCCTCCCAAAGAACAGGGTGCCATAGTGCAGGAACAAAACACCTATGAGGGAATAGATCTGCCGCGGGAAATGATTGAGAGCATCGGTAAAGGTCCTGCCACTGAAGGTGGCTTCCGCACCTCGCCGGAATTTATCATTTGGGAGGACGGTATGTACGAGGCGTTCCGGCTCCAGCTTGTGGAGGAGAAGACTGGCCTGCCTGACTTCGCCGGAACGGATGACCTGCCGCCTACCCAATCCACACTGTACTATCTGAGGGTTATTTGTGTGGAACGCGGACAACGGACCATCATGGAAGCGATTCAGATTTGGGATACCAGCTATGCAAATGTCCGGAAGGAGATAAAGTCTGTTGTGGACCGACGTTTGCAACAATCAGTGGACAGCCTCTGGGGCATTGAAGCACTCCCTTTTCTGAAGCAATATCTGCTCTATCCCTATGCTCCGGAAGATCTGGCCGAGGAGCTGCTGAAGGAGTTGGCCAATCAGTCGGAAGCCGGGGGAGACACCGCCGGTTTTGTGTCTACGCAGGAGCATTTCCTGGCTGCTCCGAGGAATATGCGGGGTCTCCAGGATTCCTCCCTGATCCAGAATGCCCATGTCAGCCTAAGCCGGCAGGCCGGGAGCGGACACCCCCGGCATTTCCTGAAGGTCCGCAATACAATCCCCCCGAGGTTTACCAGCCTGCTGGAGATACGGGAGGCAAATGCGGCGGCCATTCAAAAAGAGCTGGAACGGCTATTAGGCTACTTGGCCGAGGTGGAACGGCTCAGGAACCCTCTTGCTCCTTCGGGCGGGGCAGCCGCTACAGGGGAAGGTCAGGGAAATGCACACTGATCCATACACAACGCCATGGGCGGGACTTCATGCGTTCATCGTTCATTTGGGCCCGCAGAGCTGTCGGTGTCCCGGACTGCTGAGCGAGGCGGCCTTTGACCGCGTGATGGACGCACTCAACTGGAGAATGCCCTACCATCTTCGGGCCTTTCACTGTTCGAGCCCGGAGACGGCGGCGGCAAATCCCGTGCTGCGGGCCATGCCGGAATTTACGGAGCCGCTGGAAGCTGTGCTGTTCACAGCCCCTGCAGCGCCCATGCGTCTGAAAGACAAGCGGCGCAAGCAGACGCTATCGGTACGCAGCAAGTACGGCGACTATGCGCTTGCGGAAACGGAGGACGGCTATGGCCGCCTGTACCGCGTGGATGGGACCACCTCCAGCCTGATCACCAGGCTGGAGGCGCATCCCATCACGATTCAGGAGGCCGGCGCCTATGTGGAGGCACACCACCGCCACAATGCAGGACCGAAGTTTCACAAGTTCTCCCTCTGCCTCCGGGCCCCGGGAGAACCGGAACCGGTAGGTGTGGCGATTGCCAGCATACCCAAGGCCCGCCGCCAGATGGATGGCGTGACATTGGAGATCAACCGTTGCTGCACCGACCCACGCTATGCGGACGTGTGCAGCAACCTCTACGCCCGCACGATCCGGATTGGCCGGGAGATGGGCTACACCCGCTTTCTGACCTATACCCTGCCGGAGGAGAGCGGGAGCAGCCTGCGGGCGGTGGGATTCCAGCTGGACGGTACCGTACACGGTTCCTCTCACGGCTGGGATTCTCCGTCCCGTCCCCGTACTGCCGGACGGTATCCGTCCGGTGATAAGCTCAGATGGGTGCTTTTGGCCCCATAACCAAACAACAGACCGGAGGTGGCCTTCCAGGGTTCGGAAGGCCGCCCCGCGAAAGGAGAATTTAATATGTCAATCTGTATTATCCATCTGTCCGATGGAAAAGTGGCCGGAGTCTACAGCAATACGCATGAACCCATGGAGGTAATGGTCATGGAGCGCGACGGCCCGCGGATGACCGAGGAGCAGCAGGCCCGGTACCGCGCATTTCAAACCATGGTGAAGTACGGCCTGGTCATGGACTGGCAGAATCCGCCTTATCCTGTGCCGTGTGCTCCAGAATTTGCGCCTAATCTTCTGGATGAGCTGCTTGTCAGGCCGAAGGACGGCACAGCGGACAGGGAACGTCAAAGACTGGAGCTGTCCTACGCTATGGGCTATCTCGCGGCGCAGAGGAAGCTGCGGGAGACGCTGGAGCGTTTTACCCGCACGGGCCGGACGGTTATGGAGGAGTTCCCGTCGGAAATCCGGGATTTCTTTGGAAAGTACCAGGATGATCAGCTCAAGGTATTTCTGGAGTTGTGCGCGGAGGCGAACGGTACAGATGCCGCTGGGAGAAAGGAGTGCGTGAATGGATAAGCCGTGTTCCTGCAAGGCGATGTACCGCCATGACTGGTCCAGTATCCATGAGCATTGCAAGCGATACTTTATACCTGTAGGCTGGGGCTACTGTGAGACGCCGAAGCATGGTATCCGGCCCTCCCTGATTTTGCAGGGGCGATGCAAAGCATGCGGCGGTTCCATCGAGATGGGCTATCCGGTTCCGGCCGCCTGTGAGGACGATGGGGAACGGTATCATTTCCTGTTCCGCCAACTTCAAACCTGGCGGCCATATGCTAATCTGTCAGAGAATGTATTGCCAGCGGCGGCGGAACGCCTTGCCTGGTATGAGGAGCAGGAGGAACGGACCACTGATGGGTGGGCTCAGTTGCTGCTGGATCTCCTCCCGGAAGCCGAAGCTCCCTATGCCCGTCTGTGGCTGTCCGGCTATCGGAAACGGCAGGAGGAGCAGTGGCGGGGAGCATGGCCCATTGGCTCCGTGGCACGGTTCAAGCAGGAAGCCCCTATCCATGTAACCCCATATATCGGATACGGACAAGGACGGGACATCACCGCCCGCCCTATGCAGGAAATGAAGGTGGTCAATGTCCATGCTTGTCCCGAGGGCGTTATTTACTCCGGCCTCATTAAAGTGGAACGGGAAACCTTCTACATAGAAGAAGTAAAGGACGCCCTGCTTTATTCGCAGGAGGAATGGGAGGCACTACTCCCGGAACTGGAAGCTGAGCCCTCACCCCTTTTATTCCGGAGTAGTTTTAAAGCTCAGTTCCCGCCGCAGCCGGTGGAACGATACTACGTTCTGGCTGAGGAGTGCGGCTTTTTCGGGGAGAAAAAAGAGCTGCACCTCTTGGCTGCATCCGCCTCCGTAGATCTTTTGAAAGACCAGATCAGTCGGGAAATTGCTCGCCTTACCACAGCAGATTTGCTGTCGGTTGGCGCCGCATTTATGCCGCTGGAGGTGGAGTCGCCTGAGTCTGAGGATTACAGCTACAGGTACATAGAGATAGGCGGTTCGCTTACATATTATATCAGTCCGGTTCCTGTCCTCGCTATGGAGGCTATTTCGCCTCGTGAGCAAGGGTCGGGAGTTGAAGGCCATATATCCTGATGTGTTATGTTAAAGTCAATCGGAAACCGGCTGCTGATCTGGAGGTATTGAATATGAGCATCTGGAAGGCAAGAATACAGGCCTTTGTGAGTATCTGCGCCGGATGGCTTTGCCGCCATACCGGACGCCACGCGCATGCGGACACTTTGTCCACGGTACAGCCCACACAGGATGAGTATGCGGCGGAGCGGGAGATGAACCGAAAAAGAATCTGTGAATTGGAGGGGCTTCTGGCTCAGATGCAGAAGGAATGCTGCACACTGAAAAAACGGCTGAGCAGCCAGCGTGAGCTTATCGCGCCCCTTCTCCAGAAGTCGGACGACGAACTCCGCAAGGCCGTCGCTTATGATTGTTCCAGGTCTCAGGACGGCAAGCATTGGGAAGTCGTGACGGAATACTGCTGCCTGGGTGGCTGTGACATGGGAATCTACTCATTTGACCGGGAACGGGACGCGCTGCTGTTTGCGGCGCTTCTGTCCGCCCTGGGCCACAAGCCCTCCCATAATACCGCCTGTTCTGCCTGCTATGCAGAATATAGGAAGGACTGCGTCTGAGAAAGGTGATTCTTGATGTTGGATAAAAGCAAGAGGAGCAAAATAGCCAGCTTTGTCGCCTGCTGCCAAAAGGCAAAAGCGGAAGGGATTCAGATCTTTCGCCCCGTCCTAGGGGAGGCAGGGCCGTATGAGGTCAAGGCCTTTGTAGAGCCACCGCGGGAGGATTCCGATTGGGTCTATCTGGATGCCTGGACGGCTTCGGTGGTGTGCATGGTCTATGATGCGTTGACCGGAGAGAAGCGCGAGCATTTTTCCCAGCTCCCCCCGCTCAAGGCGATCCGCGTGAGCTGGGAGATCTTTAACGCGATCAAAGGAAAAAGCTGATGCCGGAAGGAGAACGAACATTATGAGCTTACGGGAAAAAATGCTGGCCGTCATGGCCGATATGAACGAGCAGGTGGTGGAACGGGAGGAGCTGATCGAGGCGATCGCCATTGCGCTCCTGACCCGTAAGAACCTGTTTATTTTGGGCGCTCCTGGACAGGCCAAGAGCTTTGCCATCAACCAATTTCGTGCCCGAATCACCGGAGCGCGCCAGTTTGAACGCCTCCTCACCAAGCAGACAGATGAGGACCAGCTTTTCGGCCGCGTGGATCTGGCAAGCCTTATCCCCGGCGGAGTATCCCAGGCAGTTTTAGAGCAGGATCTGTATTACCGGGAGCTGCAGGCGCACCTGACCGGCGCCATGGAGCAATTCCGACAGCAAGACGGTGATACAAGCGCCGCCGAGGTGCTTCAGGCCGCTCAGGAACAGCTCTCCAGCTATACAAAGGCGCTGGGGCAGCTCCATGCCGGAACGCCATGCGTGAATACCACAGACAAGATCCCGGAAGCGGATATTATAATGTTGGACGAGATCTTCAAATGTAACGATGGTGTGCTGAACTCTTTGCTGACCGCGCTTAATGAGCGCAAATACACCAACGAAGGCCGTACATACTCCATCCCCGCAGTCTCCTTCTTTGCCGCCTCCAATGAGGTACCGAATTTCAACGACCCACAGGAAAAAATCCTGGAGGCCCTCTATGACCGCCTGGACCTGAAGGTGGTGACGGCGGATATCGCCGAGCGGGACAACCGGCTGGCCATGCTGCGGAAAAAGCAGAGTGGAACGGCTGGAAATATTGCAGCCACAATCACGCTGGATGAACTGAAAGCCATGCAGAGAGAAGCAGCAGCGCTTCCTGTGCCGGACTCCGTCCACGAGCTGGCAGACGATATCCTCTGTGCGCTGCGGGAAAACGGCATCCGGGTGTCCGACCGAAAGTATCTCAATTATGCGCCGGTGGCCCAGGCCAAGGCGTGGCTGTCCGGCCATGCCGCGGTGATGCCGGAGGATCTGCTGGCCCTGAAAAATTATCTCTGGGATGCGCCCCAGGACCGGGAGACGGTGGAGCAGACGCTCCGCCGTATGTGCATCAATCCTATGCAGGACAAAGCCAACAACATTCTGGCAATGGCTCTGGAGGCACAGGATGAATTTGATGAAATCAGGACCGGCTCCGACGACCCCAATGTGGGACGCAAAGCGTTCATCAAACTGCGCGGGGAGCTAATCCGCCTCTATGGAATGCAGCAGCAGCTTGCAGCCTCCACACAGGGGCCCAATGAAGCTGCGGTAACGGACAAGCTGCTTGAAGAGCTGGAACAGAGCAGCCGTCAGGCTCACGAGGCGGTGGGCTTCACCTACATCCCTTTGGAGCAGCAGGCCGCCCTGCAATGATCGTTTACGAGCAGATAACTTAATAACACGGAGGTCGGTGAATGACAGAGCGCCACTTGAAAATGAATTATGGAACTATTTGGAGGGGATAAAAATGCTAAACAGGGCTATCATGATGGGCCGCTTGACCCACGATCCGGAGTTGAAAACGACACAGGCAGGGACGCAGTTTTGTAGATTCTCTATCGCATGCGACCGGGACTTCAAAAACACAAGCGGCGAAAAGGAAACGGATTTCTTTGACTGTGTGGCATGGCGCAAGACGGCTGAGTTTGTCAGCCGGTATTTCGCAAAGGGACGTATGATCATTGTGGAGGGCCGGATGCAGAACCGGAGCTGGACGGACAAAGAAGGAAATAAACGGCGCAGCACCGAGATCATCGTTGATGCCGCCCACTTCGGCGACTCCAAGCCCAAGGGGGAAGATGGCGAGCCCCCGGAGCCTCCGGCGGGAGGCGGGGACGGCTTCGGGTTCCCCGGCGGCTTTAACCCAGATCTGAGTGGAGTCGGGGGCGGTGTGGGCTCTGATTTTGGGGCTGACGGTGACGACGGCGAACTGCCCTTCTAGCATGCTTACAATTGGAAATTCTCTGCGGCGGGGGTCTTCCCGGCCTCCGCCGCAGAGAAGCACCATATTATCGGAGGAGAATTCATTTTATGGCGAAGTGTCTTATCTGCAAAGAAGATGTAACCTCTGGCTATGTGCTATGCCGGCACTGTGCCGGAAAACTGGAACCCTATACCCTGCCGCCGGAACTATCCTATTTTATTGACCAGCTCGCAGAAGAAATTGTGCTGAGCGAAACCATCCCGACCTGCCGGCTGTGCTCTATCGGGGAGTGTCAGAGCCAGGTCGGCGGCCTTGTCTGCCGAAATGCGGTAAAGGCGTGGCTGCTGGAGCGGGCGAAGCGGTATTTGTGTCCAAAGGCAGAGGCAAAGACGGGAGATAAACGGGAATAAAATGTTCTATTGACGTGTGGAGAAGTTGTGCTATAATATAAATGTAACTAAAATGCAGTTACAAATGGAGCTGAGAAAATAGAATGTCAAGAATAGATACCTTGCTGAATAAACTATGTGGAAAGCCTACGCCGGCCAACTTCCGTTTTTCAGAGCTTCGGAAAGTGATGTCATATTTCGGGTATCTGGAATCGAATAAAGGCGCGACTTCTGGTTCCAGGGTTAAATTCTACCATCCAAAAACCAAAGCGGTGCTCTTGATTCACAAGCCGCACCCCGGAGATGAGATGGTAAAGGCAGCGGTGGATTCCGTAGTTAGATTTTTGAAGGAGCATGGCCATATATGAAGAATAGCGACTTGCTGCATTATAAGGGATATACAGCCCGGCCGGAATATTCCGTTGAGGATCGTGTTTTTTACGGCACAATTCTGGGGATAGATGATATGGTGGACTTTCAGTCGGAGAGCGCAAAGGATTTGGAGGAACAGTTCCATAAAGCGGTGGATGACTATTTGAAATTTTGCGCTGAGATCGGGAAAGAGCCCCAAAAGAAGTACAGTGGTTTGTTTAACGTCCGTATTCCGCCGGAACTGCACCGGGAGCTTTCGCTGCTGGCCCAGGCGGAAGGCATAAGTCTTAACAAGGCTGTAGAACAGGCTATCCGCACCATGGTCCAAAGCTGAGACTGGTAAGGGGGTATTCCTTATACCTTGCCTGTTTTAATAAGTATTTAATCAAACAAAACAGACCGGCTTTGCCCGGTAAGCTCAGAAACATGAAGCAGTACAAACCGTACCGCTTCATGTTCTTTTTTTGAAAAGGAATGGTGACATATGAGAAGACCATACCGCACGATTGGCGATGTGCTGCGCTCTCCCTGGGCAGGACTCATACCAAAGGAGGAGACGCCGCCGCAGCAGAACGACCGTGTCCTGCACTCCACAAAGCTGGAAGACCGTATTTATGCTGATCTCAGGAACGGCGACCCGGCAATGGACGCACTGGAACAGGCCGCAGGGGAAAAGCTGCGCTCTTTTCCAGCTCTGGCCCGGGATACGTACCAGTCCTTTTACTCGCTTTTACCACACCGCATTGAGGACGGGAAGTTGTCGGCAGCGGCCCGGAAATTCAATGGCCCCATTCTGGAGAATATGCTGCAAAGCGAGGACTATCCTACGCTGAAAAGCATCTGTGAAGGCCGGGAGCTCCCAGCCTACGAGGCGGCCGCGGAATTTGCAGCCCGAGTGGGCGGCGAACTGGATCAACTTCTCGCCGGCCTGGGCGGGGAGAAGGGCGCCGTCAATACGCTGGAAAGGCTGGAGGCCGCTCAGGAAAAGGCCCAGGAAGAGCTTGCCGCACTCCTGGAGCGGATGCGCAAGAGCGGCGGGCAGAATGATGTTCTGGAACAGGCTATCATTGCCGCGGCCAATACCGCCGAGAGCAAGCAGAGGCAAGTGGAGGCGGTGAACGGGATGATTGACGTAAGTGCCGCCAGAAACAAGGATGTGGTGTCCACGCTGGTTGCGTCCGCAACGGCACAGGCAGCGGAAAAGGCGGAGGAGGTGCGGTCCATTATCGCCGCCTGGGGCAATGAGCCGGGAGATCTGAAGCGCACCGAAGCCAATACCAAGATTCTTGACCTGGTACGCCAGAGCGACGTCCTCAAAAACGTGGCGAAGTACCTAGGGCGCTTTCGGGAAATCTTTGCGCAGGGAAAGAGAAACGGCTATGCCTACGGCCGGGGGGAGACCTATTCGCTGGAGCTTGGCAGCAACCTTTCCCGGGCGATTACCTCAGAGCTGTCCATGCTGGCCTCTCCCGCCACGCTGCCGCTGTTTCTCCAGAAATACCAGCGCAAGCAGATCAAGCAATACCAACGCCGGGAGCCTATTTATAAGGGCGCCGGGGACATCATCTGCTGTTTGGATGAATCCGACTCCACGGAAGGAGACCTTGCCGCTTGGGGAAAGGCCGTGGCCCTGACTCTCCTGGAAATCGCGGAGGACGGCGGCCGTAAATTCGCGTTGATCCATTTTTCTGATGCAAGCTCCCTGAAGGCCGATCTGTTCCTGCCCGGCGGACTCGGGCAAGGCAAGTACAGCCCGGAGAGCAAGATGGAGGCGGCACAGACCTTCCTCGGCGGCGGGACGAACTTCGATACGCCCATGTGGCAGGCTGTGAGCTTGATCGAACGGCAGGGATTTGAGCACGCCGACATTGTATTTATCACGGATGGAGAGTGCTGTATCTCAGAAAAATTTTTAGAGAAACTGCGTACCGCGCAGGCAGAACACCGCTTCACCATTACCGGAATCCTGCTGGATCAGGGAGAGCCTGGTATGAAGTTCAGTTTGCAGGAATTCTGTCAGAATATCTACCGAACCTCAGATCTTCTTGGAGATGATATCGTCAGGAAGCTGGTAGCGGCAAGAGTTTGAGCAGAAGATAGAGGTATATAGTAGCATATAGTAGAAGGGAGAACTTCTCATGACAGTTTATTACGAAAATGAAGCCGCCGTTGACGCCGCCCTGCAAGCGGCTAAGACGCCAGACGATGTACGCAAGATTGCGCAGGACTTAGAAACACGCATGGCTCCTCGCCATTGGATTCAAAAGGCTTGGGACTACTATCGGTCTATGTTATAATCCAGATATATTTAGCGCCCCTCCCTATGGAGATATAGGGAGGGGCTGCGTCTTTAATGGGCGTCGTCGGCAGCTCCGCATTTCCGCCCTGGCAGCTCCGGGCCGGTCTGGTGTCCAGCCACTCCCATGGGGATACATCCGTCTGCGCTCCCCTCTCTTGGTGGCCACCCAGTTCCCCAGGACAGCTCTGGGCCGGCCGGGCGGCTGCCGGCCGCTCCCATGGGGAAGATGGTGCCATACTGCTCTCCCCTTCCTTGGCGGCCACCCAGCTCTCCAGGGCAGCTCTGCATTTCCTCCTCGGCCACTTCTGGCCGTCTCCAGTAAACCGATAGCATCAGCCCTTCTGGTCGCTTCCTTCTCTTCCTTTTTTCCTCTGCTCTGTGAATACCGAAAGAATCTCCCCACTGCGATTCCGCAAAACCAGCGCATCCAGATCATCATCAATCGGCTCAAACCACAGGGTCACTTCGTCATATTCCCTTACAATGCCATACTCGATCTTAAACTTTTTCATGGTAGTATTCCCCTCGTATAATAAGATTTGCAGACAGTTTTAAGTGGGTCTGATTAGTTCACTTTTGAATATCAGCAGGCTTTGAGGTGCCCGTGATACAATAGCTGTAGGACAGCAGGGTCAAGTTCTTTGTATTCCTAGTTGAGCTGTAAGGTTGCTTCAAAGGAAGTCTGTCCCCCTGGCTCGGAAGTTAGCTGCAAACTCATTGACTGTTTGCCGGGGACAAGGCCGCCCTTTCAGCAATGAGGGATATCGCATTGGTCTGCCCCGGAATGATTCTAATAAGCGAGGTTGCCAGATGCTCCGGTTATCATGGGTATCTCAAAGCCTGCTGGCCTGAAATCTCCATATGGTGAAATTCAATCATCGAATAGGACGGAACGCATTTAATAAGCAAGAAAAGAGATAAAACGAAGCCGATAAAAAATGAGGGACTCGTGTTGATAGCACAGGCTCCTTCATTATTCATTTGAATCCAAACACATACCCGGAACCGTGGATGGTCCGAATATATTCTTTATCGCTTGGCGGAAGCCCGAGCTTTTTCCGGATTGAGCAGATATGGTTGGAAATGCTCTCTCCTCCACAGTAAGCAGAATCTTTCCACAGAACCTCATAAATATGATCTCTGGAAAAAATATTTCCACGATTACTGGCCAGCAGATATAGGATTCTAAACTCCTGTGTTGTGAGTTCAATGGGGCTCCCAAACAGCTTCACTTCCTGGCTGGAAGGGTCCAGAAATAGGCCTTTATAAACAATTTCACCTTTTCGAACACCTGGGGAGACCATCCTTATGTCCAGGCGCTGCAGCATAACTGAAATTGCGGCTGCACACTCCGCCGGGTCCTCGGATGCCACACACATGTCAAAGCCACGGCGGTAAAACTCGGTTCGGGCCTCCCTATTCAAGATCGGATAGAGCAGCAACAGGGTTCCCTTTGCGTTCTTCAAATCAAGCAGCTTGTTCAGAAGCGGGGCACTCCCTGAAACACTCCCACTCATTGCAACCAAATCTATCTCCTCGGAGTAGAGCATGGGAGATGCGGTGCGCTCGTTGTGAGCCGTTGAAAAAGTAATCTGTGTTCCGGCTATGAGGCATTCTATTTGTGCAATGCGGGAGATTTCATTATCAATTAAGAATACATGCTTTCCCATAGCTGGCTGTGTTCTCCCAAAGGCTTATAGCTAAATTCACTCAAATGCAAACAATGACCTCTACAGCTTTATAGGCGCCCCCTCAAGGATAGGCCCGTCTGAGGGGGGCTCGGCGAGATACACCGCAGACTTCCGACAGAAACGGTGTTCTCTATTTTTGCTTTTGTCCAGCCATCATTATAAGGGCTATGCCGAAAAACGTCAAATTTAGGTGTATAGCTCGTTTTGATTGGAAAAACTCCACCTATACAGGAGAGAAAAGGGCTGATAGAATAAAGGCGTATTCTAGGTCAGAGCAAGATTAAGGGCGGAGTAAGTTAGGGCGGAACGGCGTGGAAGGAAGTCTGCCCTCTGCCGGACAGCTACGACCTGGAAAATTGAATCTGGACATGAATGACTGTAATTGCCTTTTGGGGCGGTTGCGGTCTTTTTTTGTCCCCAAATACGAAAGGAGCTTTCCATATGAGTGAGCAGAACAGCACCGGCTGGCCGTTTGGTCAGGCAGCAGGCGAAGGACTTGACATCAGCGCCATCTTTGGTACTGGAACCGCAGATCCAGACCGAAATCCATTTGACCCCACAGGAGCGGCCTCTGCTCCCGCGGCATCTGTTACGCCGCCCCCTGCGGCGCCTGTCACGCCGTCCCCCGCAGCGCCTGTCACGCCGCCTCCTGCGGCGCCTGTCACGCCGCCTCCTGCGGCACCTGTCATGCCGCCCCCTGCGGCACCTGTCACACAGCCCCCCGCGGCACCTGTCACACAGCCCCCTGCGGCGCCTGTCGCGCAGTCCCCTGCGGTGCCTGTCGCGCAGTCCCCTGCGGCGCCTGTCGCGCAGTCCCCTGCGGCGCCTATCGCGCCGCCCCCCGCGGCGCCTGTCACGCAGTCTCCTGTGGAGGCTGAACAACCCGCCAATCCCATTGAAGCGGCGTTTGCCAAGCAGGAAATGGCAAACGCCCAGCAAAACCTTCTGGAGAAAAAGCCCATCTTCTGCCACAAGGGGGCCAAAGAACCCATCGAAGATCCCACGATTACCTTTGAGGAGTTGCGCATCTGCAAGGCTGAGGACTTTGTGGATTTGGAAGAGGGCAAAACTGTCTCCTGGTCAATGGAATACGGCGGCATCCGAAAGGAAGTCAAGGACCCCAAGGGGACGACCATCGCCGCTATGAAGCAGAGCATTGAGCGGTCCCGCGAGTTCCTGGAGGCCCTGAAAAAGTCCAAGGACAAGAATCCGGACTGCTTGGTGAGACCCAAGGTTATCATGAAGACTAAGGGCATTCTCTCTCCTTACAAAGCCCACTGTGAGTCTCTGGAGGAGGCCAGGAAGTCGGACAAAGTGATCTGTCTCGTCCCCTCCGGAGACGGAAAGCTCTATGAGGTGCGCAAGCTGGAACAGGGGGAATTTATCGCCCCAGCGAAGAAAGCGTCTGAGTTTCAGGTGGTCAAGGCCGGGTTTACCCCGGCTTTGCCCCTGATCCCCATGGCGCTGATCGGGCAGATCACCGCCTTCTTCCGCTCCTTCATGCGGGAAAACGAGGAGAACGAGGCACTGGCGCTTATCTATTGGGATAAGGTCGAGCAGCGGTTTTTCGCCTATGTGCCCCCGCAGGTTGTATCCACAGGGGATGTCGAGGCGGATCTCCGTGACTGCCCTTATGACGATGATACCCGGTACATCCGCTACGCAGACCTTCATAGCCACAATTCGATGGAGGCATTTTTCTCCCCAAAGGATGACCAGGATGAGCAGGGCACCGGCCTCTATCTTGTTATGGGACAGGTAAACCGCTTCTTCCCGGAGCTGCGGGCGCGGTTCTCCTGCAATGGTTCTTTTGTGGAGATCGATCCCGGAGCGATTATCGAGGGCCTGACTCAGCCATTCCCGGAGGAGTGGAGCGGGCATGTGAAGCGGCGGAAAGACCGCGGCCAGGCCAAGCCGATCCGGACGACCTACCGGCACTTACGGCCATACACCGAGTTCCCGGAGGTGGAGCCATGAGGTTTCCCACCGATGTCCCGGTCAAGCTTGTGATGCTGGGAACTGGCGGGACCGGCGGGCACGCCGCCCCCCACCTCTACCGGATGCTGCACGCATTGAACCGGCCCGCACGGTTTATCCTCTGCGACGGGGACCTGGTGGAAGCGAAAAACCTTATCCGACAGAATTTTGCGCCCGCCGACCTGGGGCAGAACAAGGCCAGGGTGTTAGCTGAGCGGTATGCCTCCGTGTTTGGGATGAAGGCGGAATATGTGCCCTCCTTCGTGGAGACACGGGAGGAGCTGATGCGTCTGATCCGGCCCGGCATCTGGGAGATCAAGGAAGGTCCTTATCTCTATAAGCTCAAGCGGGAAATGGTGCTTCTGCTGGGCTGTGTGGACAACAACAAGTCCCGGAGGCTCTGCCACGAGGCGTTCTGCCAGTCGCAAGACCTGGTCTATATTGACAGCGGGAATGAGGAGTTCTCCGGCCAGGTGGTCTGCGGGGTGCGGCGGAATGGGCGTACCATCTTTAAGCCCGTCGGCGGGATCGCCCCTGAAATTTTGAAGGCGCAGGACCGTTTTCCCTCGGAGATCAGCTGCGCAGAGGCGGCCCAGGCGGACCCGCAGAGCATGGCGGCCAATATTATGGCGGCTACCGTAATGGTGGATATGGTCTACAATATCCTGGCCCATGGGCGCAGCCGCGTCCGTGTTACAGAGTTTTCCACACAGACGGCAAAAATGCAAACAACTTTAGAAAGTGCAAAGAGGGTGGCAGCATGAAAACCATCGTTGACGCGAAGCCATTTTCCGACGCGCTGGCAAACGCCTGTACGGTGCCGCGCAAGTCCAGGATTCCCTGCCTGAACGAGGTCTACGTCCACGCATACCCGGACAAGTGTATCCTGGCCGCCACAGACCTGACGACATGGTTTATCACAGAAATCCCGGCCCAGGGGGATGAATTTTCCTTCATTTTTTCCCGAAGCTGCGTTGCGGAGAAAGCCAGCCGGTACTTCTGCGGAGAACTGGTCATGGAGTATGACGTGCTGGAGAACGAAAAGCGTCCCCGCTCCCGGCTCACCATGCGAAATGGCGCCCGGACCTGCGAATTTGAAGCCAGTTCCGGAGAGGACTACCCCGATCTGCCCAATGAGGACGGCGCCCCTCTGTTTTCTGTTCAGGCCGGCCGGCTTATGGACCGGATCAAGCGCACCGGATATGCGGCCGAGAAGCCTTCGGCCCATGCCCGGCCAATCGGCAGCTGCATCCAGTTCAGCGGCAACAGTATTTTTGCCCTGGACGGCCGCCGGATGGCATGGGACACCGATGAAAGCCTTACAGCGCCGCGGGAGTTCGGCCTCCAGCTGGACTTTCTGGCCCACTTGAAGGTGTTTGGCGAGGCCCGGGTGGATTTCCTCTGGGGAGCGCACTACCTTCAAGTCACAGACGGGCGCACGCATCTGTTTTCTCAGCACCGTGAATTATCCGTATTCAACTTCCAGGGAGCAATCCCCCAACGATACGCCGAGCAGTTCACAGTCAGTCCCAAAGAGTTCCTGCGGGAGCTCACCTACCTAAAGGGTCTCCTTCCCAAGAGGGCAAAGCCGTATGTCTATTTCCACAACGGTACGCTCACAGCGCTGGCCTCCGGGGAGAAATACCGGACCGCCATATCAATTTCGGGAGAGACGGATTTGACCGTCGGTTTCGATTTGGTCTACATGATGGATGCTTTAAAACAGTTTTCCGGTAAACCCCGGGTCACGGTGAAGTTCGGCGGAGGGATGTCTCCCATTGTGGTCGGGGCAGAGAACCGCAGCGACCACGCACTGGTACTCCCCGTCTGGGTAAAGAGTGATGCAGATGTGGCGTAACGTACCGAAAATAGAGCGACAGAAGGAAAAGACACAGCCGAATGCCGTGCCCTCGGCCAGAAATTGATTGACAGGAGTGTAAGAACTATGAAAACCGTCTATATTCCCAAAGGACATACCGTGTGCTATGAGTCCCTGGAAACGGAGCATCTTGTAGTAGAGGGGTGCCTGAAGACCACCTGCGGCGTCAAGGCCAAGACCATCACGGGCGGCGGCGTGCTCAGCGCCGGCACCACCTCTGCGGATGTAATCTGCCTGGACGAGCTGGAGACCGGCTCTGTCTTCTGCCGCCGCCTGCTCGCCAGGCGGGTCCAGACGCCGGAGCTGTTCGCTTCGGACAGTGCAGCGGTATCCTGTTTCCTCTCCGCGGCCTATGTGGAGACCGGCAAGTTGACCGTGTCCATCAGCGAGACCGACGAGGTGAAGGCTGACGAGGTGATTCACCTCAAACCAAAAAAACGCGGTATGATCGCCACGCTTCTGCTCTCCGCGCTGCGTTCCTTCTGGACCGGTCTCACGGCCCGGAACGGCTGGTATGAGCCGATGGACGCGGACTATATGCCAGCGGAATCCGTACCGGAGGCCGCCGGCCAGTCTGGTGCCGTACCGGAGGTCAATGCCGATACGGCGCATATCCTGGCGACTGACGCAAAACCGGAGGCGGGACAGACTCCGGAAGCAGAGGACGAGCCGGATGAAGAGCTCAACCGCGTGATCGGCCTGTTCAAGCTGGCCCGGGAATCCGGCTATACGCTCCGTCTCATCCCCGGCACTCCGGAGGAAAACGCGCCTGCATTTAATTTTCAGGAGCAGCGTGTCATTCCTCCCGCGGCATGAGCGCATGCGGGAGGTTGCCTATGAGGAGCGGCGCGTCCTGACGGTAGATGGAAAGGCCGTGCTCCAGATCCGAGCCTGCCGGGGGATGCTCCAGCCGGACGGTACGCTCCGTCTGCTGGCATATGCCGGCCGCCGGTGTCTGCTTTCTCAGGCGGAGACCGGCGCTGCCTCAGCGGGACAGAATACGACCACGAAAAAACGCGCGGCGGCTTGAACCGCCCGCGTGGAAGGCCGGGAAGCAGCAGGCTTCCCGGCCTTCTCAACGTTTGAAATAAAATGATTGAGAATGTGGAGGAAGCAAATATGTCGAACAAGTCTCAGGAACTCAATATGCGCCGTCTCGCCGCGCTGCTCAGTCAGGATCTCAGCTACATCGGAGGAGAACGGGAGTGTGGTCCGAATGGGGCCAAGCGAACCTTCCTGAACGTGGGGAAAACCTTCCTGCGGGCCTTGGCAAAGGATCTCTGCCTGCATGATGTGACGGTCCGATCCAACGCCGGTGGGATCGCCGTATCCGGTGAATGCTGCCTTTACGGAATGTGGGAAAACAACGGCATCTTTATTGAGATCTCTCAAAGCTGCTACAGCTGGGTTGGGCCGGTCCTGTACCGTACCATCCGGAACGCCCACGACCACAAGGGCGGGCACAGCCGGTATCTGAGTTTGAACGATTTGAAAAAGTGCTCCTACAATGAGGTCTTGGAGTGTTTTTCCTCCTTGCGGAAGGGGTACGGCTGTGAGCGGGCCGCTTGAGGAGCGGGATGAGCAGCAGTTCTACGCCTCCGAACGGCTCAAGGACTGCCAGCACATGATTCTGCGTATGGCGCAGTCCCTGGTGGTGCAGAGGGCCAGGGTTGAAAAGGCCCGTAGCGCCGGCCTTGCCGCCGCCCGGGACGCCTATTCTGATCTGCAGGAGGTGCGCGGCTATCTGCTGGAAGCGCTCTCCGACGTCCGGCCCTGTCTCATGGAGGTGGAGGAGTACAAGCTGGCTGCTGCCGCGGGACAACTCCACGCGGGGCTTGCACACTTCGATCTGATGTCAACGGCTTATAAGCCGGTCTATGACGCACTCTGCGGCTTTGCTGGTTCTCTTCCAGTCAGCGGTACCACCAATGCCGCCGTGGTCGGACGGCTTATGAACAATATCAAGCTGGGGTATTACCCCACCGACCCGGACAATATCGCACTGCTGCTCCGGGGTATTCAGTTCCCGGAGGGTGTTACCACCAACCTCCTTGATCCCTGCTGCGGCTGCGGGAAGGCCCTGCGGCAGCTCGCCGAGGGGAACAACTGCTTTGCCTACGGCGTGGAGCTGGACGAAAGCCGCGCCGGGGAGGCGCAGACCCGCCTGCACCGTGTAGGCTTCGGCAGCTTTTTCTTCAGCCGGATCAGCCGTGAGGCGTTCCATCTGCTGTTTCTGAATCCGCCTTATCTGTCCGTACTCAATGGCAGCGGCGGGCAGTCCCGGCATGAAAAGCGGTTTCTCATTGAGAGCATCGGCCACCTAACCTATGGGGGCCTGCTGGTCTATGTGATCCCCTATTACCGCCTTACCCCGGACATCTGCCGTATCCTGATGGACAATTTTGAGGCTCTCTCTGTCTGGCGCTTTACCGATGGGGAGTTCAAGCGGTTCAAGCAGGTGGCCGTCCTGGGCCTTCGGAAGCGGAGAGAGACGGAGCCGCCGGATACCCTGTGGCTGGAGCAGTACGCGGTCTCCCCCGCATCCATCCCCAGCATTTCAGACCTGCCGGAGCACCGGTATGCGCTTCCAGCTTACCCCCTGGAGGTCACGACCTTCATGGGCGAGAGATTCAATCAGAAGGAGCTGGAGCAGCAGCTCAAGCGATCCAACAGCTTTCAGCAGCTTATGGCCCGCAGCGAACTGGACAACGATGTAAAACGGCCGCCGCTCCCGCTCTCCATCGGGCAGATCGGCCTTGTGGGCGGCTCCGGTATGATCAACGGGCTCGTCCGGTGCAATTTTCCACACGTCATAAAGGGACGCATTGTCAAAGTGATCCGGACGGAGACGGAGGAAAAATTCAGCGCTGAAGGTAAACACCTGGGATCGGAGATCCGCGAGACAATCGCCAACAAAATGATCTTCAATGTTCTGACGCCTAACGGATTTAAATCCCTGGCATAGCGAGGAGGAAATGATGTTATTTACGGAAACGTCCGGACGGTTCTCACCTGGCCGTCTTATCGCGAGCGAAGACCTGCTAGCATGTGTGGCAAAAGAAGAGCTTCTAAACGCCTATTGCCATCACCTGAATTGCGACTGGGGTGACGTCCCGGATTCAGTTCAGCAGAGCAACGATTATGCACTTAGCCACGGCGAGGCTCTGCTCTCTGTCTATACATCAACCGGCGGAATCCGGTTTTTGATCGTCACGGAGGCGGACCGGTCGGCCACGACCTGTTTACTTCCAGAAGAATATTAAGAAACGAGGTATGCTATATGGCTATGACAGCGCTTCCTCTGGCGTTCATTGTTCCGGCTGAGGAGCTTCCCGCAGACGACCGCACGGCGCAGGGCGCCGTATGGTCTACTGTGGCCAGCCTGCTTCAGTCTGGCCTTGGCAGAAAATTCTCCAAATTCTATCCCCAGCTCCGACTGGAACAACAGGGAGGTTACGCCCCCTTCGGCGTGGTTCTCGGCCGAGCTGCCCCGCCCCTGTTTCGGGAGCTCTACCGTAAGGCGCTGGACAGGCAGGCTGGCGCGATCATGCACCATACGCTGAACACGCTGTCCCGCTTGAATCCAGATCAATTTTTTGAGGAGGACGGTACCATCGTCTGTCCGGCCGTTATAGATGGCAGCGATCCTGACCTGATGTTTCACGGCCTCTGGCATCTGGCGATGCAGCAGGGCGAGATTCTTCCCGACTGCGGTGTTTACCATGTCGCGCAGAAACGGGCGTCTATTGAACCGAAGGAAGTGCAGCAGACGCTGGCGCACCCCGAACGTTATGCCCTCTGCATGGTCTGCCTGGAGCCGCCGGAGGTGCCGTGTGATGATGAGATTTGACCCGGAGCAGTTCTTCCGGCTTTTGCAGCAGCTTCCGCCCAGCCAGCCCATGTCGGAACCGGCGGAGCCCAGCGCCTACCTCCAGCGGGAGGTATTCGACAGGCTGAAGAACCACGAGCTCATCGATCTGACAAAGCTGGACTGGGATGCGTTCGACCTCAGCCACGTGACGCCGGAGGACTATGAGCACAGGTACAAAATCAACCAGTCGAACTGGCTGCAGGGCTTTAACAGGATGCTTCAAGGCATAGAGCCTGCGGCGCTGGAAAAGCAGGTATTCTTCTGAGGAGGGGGACAATGTACGACTACGATGACTACGAAGAGGATGTACTTCTGGTGCTGCGCGTACTGAAATACCTGCACGGCGTACAGACCAGGGAGGAATTTCTGAAAACACTCAACCATTGCACAGAGGCAGGGATGGATGAGCTGTATGAGCTGGCAGATACCTTCACCTGGGAGCTTTTCCCCGCAGCGGTATTTGATATAGATGAAGAATGGGATGCCACAACGATGTCCTTCTCTCATCCCAATATAGACTGCTATCTGTCTTTGACCGGCCGGCTGGACACCACACATGGGCACAGGCTTGCCCTTCGGAAACGCCTGGAGGACATCGCGCTGTATTTCTGCATGGTGACGGACTCAGTGACAGGAGTGCAGTTCTCCCCTATGGACGAATCGACCTGCGTAAAGCTGCGGTTCTCTCCGGACTGCTGCGATACGCTGGGCTTTGCCAATTCCATGGTGGATCTGCTGCGCTATCTCGACCGGGAAAACCGGCGCCTGGAGAAGCTGTGCCTGGAACAGCAAAATGAAAGTGATAAGGAGGCGGCCTGATGGCTCGGCCAGAAAACAGAGATTATACGCGGGACTCCTGCATCCGGTGGTCCCCGGAACGGGGTTTGCTCATTGTGGAGGAGAAAAAGGAAGATGGGGTGATATCCTGTCAGCAGATTGACCCGTTTGACCTCTATTGTGCGCTCAACGAGGGTTATAACAACAAGGATTTTCTCTCCAGCGGCTTCCTGCCGGAGCACTGCCTTTCCGTGGCAATGAACGGCTCGGAGCGGTACTTTGTGCTGTGGAACCCGGAGCTGCGGGCCGATCTGACCTATTTGAATACGGAGTACCCGGACTTCCCGCTCCCCCGGCTGGTGTTCGGTATCCGCATGCTGAACACCGGACGGATCGCGGAGTGTTCCATCGGCGTTGCAGCGGATGAATCCCCAAGGCCGGAGACGGCGATGTATGAGTATCCGTTCTCCAACGTTCATCCGGACCGGAAGCTGTGTGCGGGCAATAACGTCCTGCCCAGATACAAAAATATCCTGAGCATGAAGCACTTTCCCCGCTATGTGCTGGGCCTGCCGGACAACGATGATCTGTACGACCGGGAGCACAACCGCCTCGGACTTGGCCATGCCGAGCTGATGGAACACCTGAAGGACAAAGACCCCGCGTATTACTACACGGATGTTCTGGTGCCCCGCGGCGACACCCTAGGGGACTTTATCATTGGGAGGTAAGGCATGGAACAACGAACCGCCAAACAGATCCAGGAGGCCCTGGCAAAGCCCTTCGCAGCGGGCGACCTGGAATGGAGGCTGCAAAAGGCATATCCCCAGGAGATGCGCGGCATCGCCGTCCCTTATGTGACCAACCGGGCCATTCAGTACCGGCTGGACGACGTGGTGGGCGTGGAAAACTGGTACAACAGATTCAAGCCCTGGCATAAGTTCGTTGCCAAGGTACCGGGCAAGGAGGACTACCGAAAGCTGGAGGACAAGGAGATTATCTCCCAGCTCTGCGGCATCGCCATCTACTTTGCCGAGCGCAAGGAGTGGGTCTGCAAGTGGGACGGCGCCGAGCTTTCCGAGATCGAGCCTGTAAAGGGCGGCCTCTCCGACAGCATGAAGCGGGCGGCCTACCAGTGGGGCATCGGCCGGGTCCTCTACGACATGAACACAGTATGGGTCGATATTGAGAAGAAAGGGAAGACCTGGTTCATCCGGGACGACCAGCGCCAGAAGCTGGACAACGCATACCTCAAGCTGCTTGACCGGCTGGGCCTGAAGCCCATGCCCGCAGGCGGGACCGAGGCACTGCTGGTGCCCAAGGACATCCCGGAGCAGGAGGAAGACGGAGCGCCCCCCGACGCACCGGGCTCTGTCCAAAGCACCCCGGTCCCGGAGCAGAAGCCGGGCGCGGCCTGTTCCACGCAGCCGGCCGCACCATCTGCGGCCCCAAAGGGCAGCACGGCCAAGGCTGAACAGGCGCAGGTCAGCTCTGCCGCAGGAAGTCGCTCCCGCACACCATCGTCCGCGCCCTCTCAAAACACGTATGAGTACCGGGTGGCGGCGTCCAAGGTACAGAAGGGGATGAATACGGTCAACACGCTGGTGCGCCTGGAGGCGGCCGACGGGAAACAGGTGGACGCCTTCGCCCCCGGCGAGCATCACGCCCTGACTGTGGGAACGCTGCTGACTGGCGTGCGTCTGTCCGTCCGCCGGCAGGACACCGTTGTGTTCTATGTGCTGGAGGACTACCGGATCGCAACAGCCCCCCAGGCGGCGTAGGAATCTGTGATAAATATTTGAGAAAATTTTGGAAGGGAGACGCGCTGTGAAAAAAATAGAGCAATTCTACATCACGGAGCTGACACTCGCCGGATTTAAGAACTACCTGGAGCCGACCACCTTTGTTTTCGGCAATCCGACGGTCATCACCGGTGGAAATGGCCAGGGCAAATCCACCCTTGCCGACGCGGTCGCCTTCGCAGTCACCGGCCTTCCCTTTTTTGGGGAGCGCGGCATCGACCGGCTTTACAATGACGCCATGAAACAGCAGATGGAGTTGTCGGTCCGGCTGCGGTTTGTGGACCAGGACGGCGCGGCGCATGAGCTGTACCGTCTCCGGAAAAACAGCCGCATGGTCATCACCTATGACGGCTATGACATCCGACAGACCGACCTTACGGACATGTTCGGGGAACGCGATGTGTTCCTCTCCATTTTCAACCCGCTCTATTTCATCGAGGTATTGGAGGACGATGGGAAAAACCTTCTGGAGCGGTATCTGCCGGTGATCCCCCATGAGACGGTTCTCTCACAGCTCTCCGAACACGTACAGGAGAGTCTGAAGGACGAGGAGATCCTGTCCCCGGAGGTCTATCTCAAGAGGAAGCGGGAACAGATCCGTGAGCTGGAGGAACAGATCATCTATCTCACCGGGCAGAAGGATCTCACCTGCCTTCAGGGCCGGGAGTCCAGCAAGGCGTCGGCTTCCCTGAATGAACAGCTCCAGTCTCTCCAGGAGGAGGCCGGTCATTTAGAGCAGAAACGCTTTTCCGGTCTGGAACCGAAGGAGATGGAACGACAGCTTGTAGAGCTGAGCCGACAATACGACGAAACATCCCGCGACCTTCGGAGCGCGGAGCGTTTTTCCGAGATCGACGGGCAGATTTCAGAGTTGACCCAAAAAGTTGCCGCCCGGCAAGCGGAGTCCTACCAGTCAAAATTTTTGCAGCCTTTGGCTGATATCTCGGCCCGTGTCAGTGAGTTGGGACGGCGATATAAACAGGAGCTGCACAACTTCCAGTCCTTTGCACCCGGCGTATGCTGCCCTACCTGCCATCGCCCCATCACGGAGGCGGCGCTGGAAGAGGTCCGCGCTGAGACAGAGAAATTTGTCCAGGCGCTCATTGCACAGGGCAAAGAGCAGCAGGCTCAATTCGCAGAGCTGAAAGCGCTGGACCAGCAGGCAGCGGAAACCTTTGTGCAGTTCAAGCAGGATGATCTGAGGGCCTGGTCGGAGGAACTGGAACGCCTACGGAGTCAGCGCCGGGAACTGGAGGAGGACCGCCGGGGTGAGGAACAGCTGGAAACATTAAGGGAACAGATCCAGGAGCTGACCTCTGCGCTGGAATACGGCAATCTGACACAGGCGGGTTATGACCGCCTGAAAGAGTGCAAGGAGGAGATCCGGGAACTGGAGGCTAAGATCGAAGCGAATCAGACTACGGCTGGATGGACGGAGGCGGAGTTTGACGCCCAGATCGAAAATACCAGAAGCCAGATCACAGAACTCAGGGAGAAGATCTCAGATGCAATCATCTACATCAGCAAGCGCACAGAACTGACCTTTGCCCCTCTAAAGCTGAACCGGGTGGCCATTTCCCTCTACGACATTGTAAAAAGCACAGGAGAGCGCAAGGACGCCTTCCGTTTTACCTACCAGGCGGAGGGCTGCACGAAGGGCCGCCTCTATAAGTGCCTCTCCCACTCCGAGCGGCTGCGGGCCGGCATGGAGGTGTCCGAGATGGTGAAGCGGCTGACCGGGCGGAATTACCCGGTATTTGCGGATGACATGGAATCCATTGAGGATTTGTCGAACGTAAAGCCCACCGGGCAGGTCATCATGGCCAGGGTTGTTCCCCATGCTCCCCTCTCCGTCCAACCGCTCCAGCCCATCCAGGCATCTGCTCAGGCACAGGCGGCATGAGCCGCATGGGGCGCCTGACACACGGGCATGACCTATGAGAAACTTCCGATCGTGGACGCGGCCAGACGGTGCGGGCTGATGCTGGACGCCCGGACGTTGCGGCGCGAGGAGATCGAGGCGGCCTGCCCCTTTTGCGGCGACCACGGGCCAGGGAAATACCATTTAAGTCTCAACACCAGCACCGACCAATACCGCTGCAACCTCTGCGGCGCCCGCGGCAACAGTGTCACGCTGTACGCAAGGCTGCATGGGATCGGCAATAAAGAGGCGTACCGGGCGCTGGCGGAGGGCTCAAAAATCTATCCGATGCCGCATCCGCCGGCGTCCCCAAAAACAGAGCGGCAGCCACTTGCGCTTGCGCAGCGGCACGCCGCCTACACCACAATGCTGGAGCACCTCGTACTGCTGGACCAGCACAGGGAGAACCTGCTGGAACGGGGGCTCTCAGAGGAACGCATCCAGCAAAACCAATACCGCAGCATGCCGGAAACGGAACAGGGGAGGCGGCTTCTCGCCGCCCTCCTCCGCTCCGGCGGACAGGAGCTTCAGGGGCTCCCCGGCTTCCGTACCCGCTATGGAGAGTGGACGCTCAGCGGCCCCAAAGGTTTTTTGATCCCGGTACGTGACAGGGACGGTCTCATTCAAGGGCTCAAAATCCGTCTGGACGACGCCGGCAAGCCGGACCGAAAGTACCGCTGGCTGTCCACACGGGGCGCCCCCAACGGAACCAGGAGCTATTCCTGGGTCCATGTGACAGGGGACACCAGTCGGAAACGGGCCTATCTGACCGAAGGGCCGCTCAAGGGGGATGTGGCGTCTTTCCTGGGGAGCGACGCGCTCTTCGTGTGCATTGGCGGCGTCAACGCCATCGGCGGCCTTCGGAAAACGCTGGAGGGTCTGAAGGTCAGGGAGGTCGTGGAGGCCATGGATTCAGACCAGATGACCAATCCTCACGTGAGAGGCGCGGTTCTCGCCATGCGGAAGGAGGTACAGCGTATCCCCGGCATCCGCTATTATAAATACACCTGGGACCCGGCTTACAAGGGTGTGGACGACTATCTTCTCAGCCGCACGGCGATGAGATAAATATGAGCTAACTTCCGGTTCAGGAGAACGGACTCATTTTGAAGCAGCCCTGCGGCTCAACGAGGAGGAAAAGAGCTTGCCACTGCTGTCCTACAGCCATTGTATCACGGGCATCTCATAGCCTGCTGATACCTGATTTTATTGACTTTTTATTTAGTATACAAGGAGGATATCCATGTTGAACGAAAATACTCTGGTAAAGGTGACTGCGTCGGAGGACCGCATTTCCTTCCGGACAGTCAGCCGAAGCTATAAATCCCCGCATCGCTTTGTAATTCTGCGCAGCGCCCTGAAACGGTTGGCCGATGAAAGCTGTATGGTATCCGATCTCAGCTCCTTTGCCAGTCTTTGGCATGTTCAAGGGACCAACGATCTGCACATCTGCTTCTCATGGCTCTCCGATCACAACGGCACGTTAAGCGGACGGAAAGAGCTGATACGGCTCCCGTTTTGTGAAACGATGCGCTTTCTCCACGACAGCATTTCCCCCGACGGCCCGAAAGAGCGGGCGTTTCTGTCTTTCGGTCGGCTCGCAGACCCCTGGTTACATTTTGACGCGCCGAACAATTTGAAAAATGTCCTGGCGGTTCCGTTGCTGCGCCGGAGGCTGGTTCGCTTTTTGCGCGATCATTTTCACTGGAGGAATGGAGGCGAAGTTCGATTTTTCGATGACTGTGATCCGTTCAGCTTCACCTTTCGGGAGTATCTGCCAGGAAGAACGGGTCTGTGCGGCGGCGTCGTCCTGCACAGAGAAGAAGACCTGAAAAACGCGTACTACTCTTTGCACACATAACCGTTAACAGACAAACCATAATCATCAACTTTGAAAGGGGCAATCAGCTTTATGGGAAACCTGTTTCATATGAACGACTTTGTGGCCGCCTCCCAGGGAGACGCCCAGAATATGCTGGGGAAGTTCCTCTACTTTTCCCTGTCAAACCTGCTGGTGGAAAAGGCGCAGCTCTCCGAGCTGTGCGAGAGCATGGGTATCTCCTATTCTGGCGGCACCCGGCTTTCGGTGGCTGACGCCTTCCGCTCCGCCACCGGGGACATCAAGGAGCGCAAGCCCGTCACGGTTGCCGGCGAGACAAACATTTACCTCGTCTATTGCCGGGACAACAAGCACACGGCGGATGCGCTCTCACGGGAATTGGTGAAGGAGACGCTGAACCAGAAGACCAACCGCTATGAGAAGCTGGCCAACATCACCTGCGACCGGAAGGATGGGCAGATCTACTGTACCAACATCGTAATGGACCCGGATATTGACGTGCAGGCCCGCTGCCGTCAGGCGGAGGAGCTGTTCGAGCTCTATCAGCGGTGCGCCAACCGCAAGCAGATCGAGACCATCTGTGCAAACTTCCTGCGGGAAATGGAGGCCACCAAACTGAGCATCAACGGACACCTGTACTTTGTTCCCAGAAGTCACATGGAGAAGGTGGATATCTTCGAGGATTTCATCGGGCTGCTGGGGGGCATGAACCGGAACAATACCCCTCTTGTCGTCAACAGCTTTTACATCATTGACGACGAAAAACAGCGCAGCAAGATGGCTGAGGAGTTCTACAATGCGGTCAAAAAAGAGATCACCGAGTATCAGGAGCGGTGCGACTACTTCATCAAGAGCAACTGTCAGAGCCCGGCCGTGATGGAACGCTGGGTTTTGAAGGTGCGCGGCCTGGAGGAGCGCAAGCGCCACTATGAGGAGATCCTCCGCCGGGAGTTGAATGGGCTGGATGAGGAGTTCTCTACGCTGAAGCTGCTCTCACAGGAGCTTCAGGTGAGGGCGAATGCCATCCACCTTCAAAAGGCAGCCTAAAAATCAAAGAGCTTAGATTGCATAGGGGGCTGGGCCATTATGGCCAGCCCCCTGCGCTTACATGGAGGGAAACTGATAATGAAGCATATTTCAATCACATATCACATGAGCCGGGAAGGTGAAATCGCGGAAACCTGCATCATCCTCCCTATGGAGGACCAGATTGCCTCCGATATTCTGGAGCATCAGGAGAAAAGCCGGCACGTCAGGGAGGACGGCTGTGGTACTATCGCAGTCAGGACCATTTTGACGTGTCTTGCGGAATTGCAGGGCTATACGGATGCCAGCTTCTGCATGGCCATGGAGGCAGAATTATGGTAGAGACTGAGCTTCCCTGGACTTCGGCAAAGCATGTGGTGCGGTTAAAGAGGGCGGAACACAGATGAAGCTATACCGTTTTGAACTCGCCTTTATGGGCGAAATGCAGAATGTCGGCTTTCTGCATGGGCTGAACGATATTGGTCTTGATGCTGAAACCGAACGTCAGATGCTGGCCCCATTCGATAAACTCCCACGCAAATTCCTCGGAAACAGTGCAAATGTTTCCTTCTGGTTTACGGTGGATGGGCTTCATAGATATTTACCTGCCATTCAGATGTTGGAGAAGGAAATAGAGCCGGATGGCTGGAATCTTTTATATGCAACTATAGATATATCCGAAGATGGGTTGACAGTGGCTAAGTATCAGGATTCAGAGCAGATTGCGTTTCCCAAAGAGTTTGTGCAAACCCAATCAATAGAATTTCAGGAGATATCAGACTTTAGCGAAAGACCATAATAATAAAAACAGCTGATACAATGACCTGATTCTATATGGAGAAATCCTCAAGACATAGATACTAAGATATTCAAATGCGATACCAGGGGGCACAGTATGGAAACAACCTACCAAATTGACCGCAACAATTTGATGAGAGACGAGGATATATTACTTGCAATCAACAGCCGATGTCAGGATCCGATCTCCGACCAGAATACTATTGCTGAAATTACCTGGTTTGGGACAGACCGGGAAATATTCTTAGAAGTTCATATTGAGCCATTTAATCCGAAGCTAATGATCAGCCATCCCGAGAAATATGAGTCCATAAAAATATGGAGCGTCCCGTACAGTTGGGATCATTTCGATGGTCGTCCTGATGGAGTTGAGGCATTGAAAGAGGTGCAAAAGGAAGGACGGCGCATATATTTTGCGTTGAGAAGAAAAACCAAAATTCAATTGAAGAGAAACCTGTCGCAAAAATAGGATAGAGTATTCTTTGGGCAATTTCAGATGGAGGGATCAAATGATTATGGAGCGTTTCAAGAAAGCAGCCAATATCCAGCGCGGTGCGAAGTATAAGGGAGGTCTGGATAAATTACCTGCTGAGGCGGAGATATTCACCTCAGAGACATTCCGCTATGAGGCTGCAAAGCCTGGAGACTATGTTGTAGAAGCGGTGGTGGACGAAGCGATAAATTGTTTGCCTCCGGCCTTCCTCTCAAGTGCATGCGCACAGATGGGGTGCCCCTATAGTCATCGGGAGGACCCGAAAACCGGCCGGTGGCGTGCAACTTACGCTACTTTCAAGCGATGCCCCGATGTACCTGGCATCTGGGAATACTGTGGGCATTGCTTTCAGGGCGAGACGGTGGAACGCGGCCAAGATCCGATCTGCTGCTGAAAGACTTGTGCTTTGAAATATGGGGAGACAAAGCTATGCCGGCACCTGTTTTTATGAGGAGAAAATAACGTAAAAAAGGGGATGTCCGCCGGACATCCCCCCCTTCTGTAAAATGGAAAAGGCTATTTCTAGAATTGCGATTTTTATGAAGGCCCAGTACCTCAGTTTGTATGAACTAGGGTACTGGGCCTTTTTGTGGTTTGACCATATATTTAGACAGCAGCAGTTTGCGGTGAAACGGTACATTTCGTGCTGCGCTGCATTAGCGGTGTCAAATTATGGAGAAAACAGTCGTTAAGTTGAAAAAATAAAGAAGAAATTATTACATTTCCCATATAAATATACGCTATTGTTTTCTTGGCGGATTCGATCCTTTTTTACATCTTTAGAAAGACTACTCATAATTTCAGCAAATTGCTTTCACTTATAAAAGTGTGATCTTCTTTAAGCCCAATAGATAGAAGCAGGAAAAGGAGAAAGCGAGGGAAATTATGAAGGAAATGCAGGACAAAATCGTGAAACTGTTGGAAGGGTATACCTTTCGGGAAAAGAAAATCGCCTTGCTGCGCCATGAATGGTACCACCCCAATCAGGTGACACCCGAGGAAATGCTGGAGGCAATGGCCTATTCCAGAAATACAGACGGCGGTGCGCCGGTCTGCGGGCATATCTCGGACAAGACCTATCATATCGCTTTGAACTATGAGGATCAGGCTGCGCGTCAGAACCGTGAACAGATTGAGACCATCTCAACCGATTTGGAGCGGCTGGAACGGGTCCAATATCGTCTGGGCTATTGTGTGTCTCAGCTCCCCAAGCCGCTGTCAACGATCATACAGGAATTATATATCAGGGGAAAGGAGCGGAAAGATATCATTCTGGAACTCGGCCTGAGTGAGAGCACATTCCGAAGGTACCGCCAGAAAGCAATCGAAGATCTGGCTGAGATGTACCTGGCACTGCAAAGCGCCGGCGTTGTACTGGAGTGGGACGACTGAATTTTGAACGCGGACTGACCGCTGAGTGGCGAAAAATGAAATAATTTTGGTCTTCCATTGAAAGATATTCATGTGTTATAATTAAGCTACCAAAAGAGGATGTTTCGGAGGCCGGTGTGCTTCTGAAACATCTTCTTTTGGTATCACCAGACTGTCAAAAAAGAGTGCTCTCCGGGTGTATTTCCGGGGGGCATTTCCTTTTGTCCAGGAGATGGCCGTCATAGCCGGCTGCTCCGCTTCATATCGTTAAATACATATGGGACAAGGAGGAGATTACCATGCGGGACGGGAAAATCTCAACGGAAGAATATCAAAAGTTAAAAGGCGTGGATATTCGGGAAATCGACCCGGCTGCGGCTGCGGATATCCGCGGCATCACGGTGAACCCCGACCTCTCGCCCGCCGAGCGCCTGTTGGACGTGGCGCGGCAGATGAATGGGAACCCCTTCGTCTACCGCTGCGGCGATCTTTTGGTTAAGACCAGCTTTACCGGCACGGCTTCCCTCCAGTCAGTGTTGGAAGAGTGCCTGGAAAAGTTCTGAGGCGGCCGACATGCGGAACGATTCAGTTGCGGCCGGTTTCACAAGCAGCCTGATTTTCCATAAAGACGGTTCCGTAACGGCCCGGTATGGCTATGACCGTGCGGTACGGCTCCTTTACGAATATGAACGTTCCGGTGTCGCTCCGGAGGATGCCGAAACAGGACGGCGCAGGACTTCCTGGGAGCGATATACCATGAAAACGCCAAACGGAGATATTTGCGCCCGGCGCGGCTGGGAGTGTGTGCTGGGCCGCCTGTTCTGCTATGAGCGGTCAAAACTGACGCCGGAGCAGTGGCGGGAACAATACGGCACGGTGGAGGAGAACGCCGTGCAGCCATTCTAAAGGACAACGCCGCTAAAACTCGCGCTTTACATGGAGCGGAAAAGATGATATAGTGAATGCGGACTAAATCAGAATAAGGATTTTTGCTTCATGATCTTTTCTGGCTTATGACCGCATTTGCGGAATCAGTCAGGAGGTATTTTCATGGAGCTTTTTTATTGCTATGCCTACGGCCGGCTCTCGAAAGAGGACGGCGATAAGATAGAGAGCGACAGCATCAAAAACCAACGGGACCTGATCCACAGCTATATCGGACAGCACCCGGAGCTGAAGCTGGTGATGGAGGGCTACGATGACGGCTACACCGGCACCAACTTTGAACGTCCCTGTTTTAAGGAGATGCTGGAGGCGGTCAAAGAACAGAAGGTCAACTGCGTCATTGTCAAGGATCTCTCCCGTTTCGGCCGTGAGTACATTGAGGCGGGCCGGTATATTGAAAAACTGTTCCCAGCCCTGGGCGTGCGCTTTATCGCCATCAACGACGGTTATGATACCGCCCATCTGGACGCCTCCAGCAGCCTGATCCTGCCCTTCAAAAATCTGATCAACGACTCCTACTGCCGGGATACGTCCATCAAGGTACGCAGCCACTTTGACGTCAAGCGGCGCAATGGGGAGTTCATCGGCTCCTTCGCCGCCTACGGCTATTCCAAAGACCCGGAAAATAAAAACAGATTAGTCGTGGACCCCGAGGCCGCCGACGTGGTGCGGGAGATCTTTGCCCGGCGGATCTCCGGTATGAGCTGCCAGGCCATTGCCGATGAACTCAACACCCTGGGCGTCCCCTCTCCTATGGAGTACAAGCGGAGCAGGGGCATGAAATATAAGTCCGGCTATCGGGTCCACAATAAAACCAGGTGGTCGGCCACGGCTGTGCGGCGCATTCTGCAAAACGAGGTCTATCTTGGCGTCATGGAACAGGGAAAGCGCACCACGCCTAACTATAAGGTCAAAACCGTCGTTTATAGGCCGCCCGAAGAGTGGATGCGCGTGGAGGATACCCATGAGGCCATCATCAGCCGGGAGGACTTTGACCTTGCGGCCCGCCTGATGCGGACGGATACCCGCACAGCCCCCGGGAAAAAGGCGGTGCATCCGTTCGCGGGGATTCTCTGCTGCGGGGACTGCAAGGGCGGCATGGTGCGCAAGACCACCTATTATGACGGCAAAACCTACCACTATTATGGCTGTATTACCCATCGCTCCGATACCGCTGCCTGTTCGCCCCACACCATCAGCGAGGCCAAGCTGGAGCAGGCCGTGCTGGAGGGGGTCAATCTCCATATCCGCACCGTGATAGAGCTGAATGGGGCGCTGGAAGCCATTGCCCGCCGGCCGTTGCAGAAGGTAGCGGCGGAGAAGCTGGATAAACGACTGGAGGCGCTGCGCCAGGAACTGGTCACAAAGCAGGACATCCGGGACTCCCTCTATCGGCGCTATGCCTCTGGAGAAGTTTCCAGGGCTGACTTTCACGAGTTCAAGCGCATTTTTACCCGCGATTGCGAGGAGGTTGAGCGGGCCATTGAGGCCCAGCAGCAGGAACTTGACCGGATGCTGGAGAGCAGTACCCCGGACAGTCCATGGATTCAGCACTTCAAGCAGTTTGGGCAGTTGGAAACGCTGAATCGGGAGGTCCTGGTACGCCTGGTGGAGCGGATTCTGGTCTACGAGGGCGGACGCATTGAGATCGTGTTCCGTTACCAGGAGCAGTTTGCCAACGCTATGATCTTCGCATCGGAAGAAACGGCCCGTCAGCCGCTGAGAGAGGCGGTGTAAGCGATGGCGAGAAAGTCACGCAAGGACCTGATTCGTGCGGAAAACAGCGGGCAGACCGCTGTGGCCGTACAGTCCAAGCCGTGCCCTGAGCCTGCTCCAACTTATTTGGCTGTAGGGTATGCCCGACTGTCCATCTTTGAAACAAGGGACCGCGCCGACAGCGAGGCGCTGCAAAATCAAAAGGAGCTGCTCCGGCAGTACATAGCGAACGCTCCGGACCTGCAGCTCGTTGGCATTTTTGAAGATAATGGGCAAACCGGCACCAACTTTGACCGGGCCGGTTTTGAGACAATGATGGAGACTGTCCGAAGCGGCAAGGCCAACTGTATTGTAGTGAAGGACCTCTCGCGCTTTGGCAGGGACTATGTAGAGGCCGGCAATTACCTGGAGCACATTTTCCCGTTCATGGGCGTGCGCTTCATCTCCATCTCGGATGGCTATGACAACGCCGACGCCACGACCGCCGATTGTTTGACCGTAGCACTGAAAAATATGGTCAATCAAATGTATTCCAAGGATATTTCCCGCAAATCCGGCTCGGTACTGCGGGAAAAGATCCGGCGCGGAGAGTTTATCGGCGCATTTGCTTCCTATGGATATAGGAAAGATCCAGCGGATGGACACCGCATTGTCGTCGACCCGGAGGCCGCAGGGGTGGTACGCGAGATCTTCCGGCGTAAGCTGGAGGGCCAGGGTGACACCGCCATTACCCGCTGGTTGAATGCGGCCGGAGTGCCCTCTCCCGGCTGCTACCGCTACCAGAAGGGCATCATCCTGGATAAACGCTTTGCCCGGTACAAGCCGTGGCTGGTCCAGTCCGTCAAGGATATTCTGCGCAATGAGGTCTATTTGGGCCGCATGGTACAGGGGAGGCGGCGCTCGGAGTTTTACGCCGGGCGGCCGGACAAACGGCTGCCGCGGGACGAGTGGACGGTCGTGGAAAACACTCATGAGCCGATTATCAGCCGGGAGGATTTCGACGCGGTACAGGCCATATGCGTGGAGAGAAACGCCGCCTACCGCGCGCGGCTCGGAAAATATGACCATCTGGGAAAGCGTGAAAATATCCTCAAGGGTTTGGTCTATTGTTCTGACTGTGGACGAACTATGGTGCGCTACAAGCAGGTCTCTCACGGCAAGAACGTGTCCTATTACTATCTTTGCCCCAGCTATGCCGCCATGCTGGAACAGAGCGGGTGCAGCTACAAGTTTCTGCCGGAGGATTTTCTGCTGGATTCGTTGGAACAGGTCATTCAGAAGGAGATCGAACAGGCTGTGGATATGACCGCCTTGGCAAAGCGTTTGTCAGCAAGAGTGTCCGGCAAAACGGACCAGGGCGCTATGATGTTGAAAAAATTAAACGCGCAGCTTGAGCGTGTAGAGGAAACACGCAGGAATGCCATGCGGGACTACCTCGGTGGACAGATGGAGCAGACGGACTATGAACTGCTGAAGGAGTGCTGCTTGGGAGAAGCGGAGGAATTGAAGAAGCAGATATTTGACCTGCGGGAGCAGCAGCGGTACCAGGCGGAAACGCTGACGGAGAAAAACCCGTGGCTCGCCGCGTTTGGAGGGCTGGGCCGCCCCTTCCATCTGACAAAGGAGCTGGCCGCTTCCCTGATTGAGCGCGTCACCATCTATGGGAATAACCGGGTGGAAATCCTTCTCCGCTTTCGCGATGAACGGGAACAACTGCTGGCCGCAGCGGGAGAGGAGGAGGCTGTATGATGATTGCGAAATACATCCGGCTATCTTCTGCCGATGAGGATGCCCGGTATGGTGATAAACCGGAGAGCAACAGTGTGACCCATCAGCGTATGCTCTTAAACCGCTATCTGGAGACGCATCCGGAGTTTGAAGCATATCAGGTCTTGGAGTTTCAGGATGATGGACGTAGCGGCACCAACTTTGAACGGCCCGGGATCAAGGCGATGCTGGAGATGGTGCGCCGTCGGGAAATTGACTGCGTCATCGTCAAGGATTTTTCGCGCTTTGGCCGTAACTATGTGGAGGTGGGCAACTATCTGGAGCAGGTATTCCCCTTCCTCGGTGTCCGTTTCATTTCTGTCAACGACGGCTACGACAGCAAAGACTATCCTTATGGCGTGGCAGGCGACATCAACAACGGCTTGCGGAATCTGATTAACGAACTCTACAGCCGGGATCTCTCGCAAAAGGTTAAAGACTCGTACCGGCAGTACACCAAACGTGGTCAATGCGTTTCTGCCTACCCCATTTACGGCTATGTTAAATCACCGGCGGACCGCCGGCTGCTGATTCCGGACCCGGAAGCGGCGGATATTGTCCGGCGCATATTTGAACGCTGCAATGCCGGAGAGGGGCCGACGCAGATTGCTTCGGGATTAAATCGGGATGGGGTTCCCACTCCTTCCCAAAGAAAGCGTGACCTCGGCTCGAAGCGGCAGCTATGGAACTCCGCAAGGCTTCAGAACGAATGGAGTGATAAGGCTATTACGCGTATCCTCCGCGACGAAAGGTATACCGGCAAGCTGATTGGCATTAAGACGACCCGCACGGAACTGGGCAATCAAAAATCATCCAGGAAGCAGTCTGAAGAGGACTGGATCGTAGTGCCCGGCACATTTGAGGCTATCGTTTCACAGGAGACATTTGACGAAGCGCAAAGGCAGCTTGAGACGCTGCGGCGGCATTCGGGTAAGCGGGAAACAAACACCCCTGCGGTCCATCTGTTTTCACGTAAGCTCAAATGCGGGCACTGTGGCCTCGCTCTCGGCAGACACGTGGTAGACCTCGGCGTTTATTACCACTGTGAAAGGCGAGCCTGGAACAGCGGAGCCACCTGTCTGGGCGCCCGGCTTTTTGAGGATGATTTGATCCGCACGGTGCTGGCTTCGATCCGTTTTCAGGCGAGGCTTGCGGGGAAAGCAGAAAAACGGCTGGATAAACTGGAGAACGCCGAACGTAGGGAACGGGAATCGCTCTGGGAGCAGCGGCGGCGCATTCAAATGAAACTGGATCATCTGACAACGCAGAAGGCGGAGGCTTTCCTGTTGTTCAACCAAGGGGATTTGACCCAGAAAACCTATGATGCAAAGTGCGCCAAACTGGATAAGACAATACTTGAGCAGCGTACAAAGCTGCTGGACATGAGTGGGACGCAGACCGGCACACAGGATGGCGCCGTGCTGCATTGCAGGGAGGATATTGCCAGATTAAAAGAACTGAGTAATCTGCGCACACTCAACAGGCAGACGGTAGAGAAGCTGATCCAGAGCATACGGGTATATGATGGGAAACGGATTGAGATTGTCTGGAATTTTAGTGATAGTTATATGAAGCTGCTTACTGGGGAGGAACAAAATCATGAGGGATAAGAAAAATAGACTCCGTGTAGCAATCTATATGAGGGTGGCGCAGAAGGAACAATGCGAAGAAGCCGTGACGGCTATGAAAAGCCAGGAGGCGGTACTTGAGCAGATCACGCAGAATAGCGGCAATGTAATTGTTGGGCGCTTTGAGGATTACGGAAGCGGGATAGATTACAGAAGGCCCGGGCTTTGCGCCGCACTGGAAATGGTAAAGAGCGGACAAGCCGACGCCCTTTTGATGAAAAACGAGAACCGCTTGGGAAGGAATGTAAGCGAAAACTTACGTCTGGTCGCAGCTCTGCGTAAGACTGGAAGAAGAATCTTTTTTGCAGACAATTTGATTTGGTAACGAGTGAACGAGAGAGGCGTCCCTGCCTCTCTCGTTCAGCATATTTATTTTTTGTCTATCGTGAACACAGGAGGGCTCCAGTGTTTAGGATAGACTAAAAAAGATCGGTGTTTTTCTGGCGCTGAGAAAAAGTCGAATAATCTTTCTGTTTTCTCTTGACACTTTCGGACAAGGGACTTTCGGGGACCAGCATGAAAAAGCGGGAAAACTTCAATAAGATGATCGCCGCCTGCAAGCGGGGCAAGATCGACACCATCCTGACCAAATCCCTCTCCCGCTTCGCCCGGAACACGGTGGACTGCCTGGAAACAGTGCGGATGCTGAAAGCCCACGGCATCGGCGTCATCTTTGAAAAAGAGAACATCAATACCCTCACCGAGTCCAGCGAGTTCCTCATCACCCTGTTCAGCGGTTTCGCCCAGGCAGAAAGTGAGTCCCTCAGCAAAAATATCATCTGGGGCAAAGAGGAGAGCAAAAAGGCAGGTAAGGTGCCCTTCCAGTATAAGAAACTGCTGGGTTACCGGAAAGGGCTAGACGGAAAGCCGGAGATCGAACCGCAGGAGGCAGAGACAGTGCGGCGCATCTATCGGAGGTACCTGGATGGATGTAGCCTGTCCCAGATCCAGCAGGAGCTGGAGGCGGACCGTGTCCCCACTGCTCAGGCTGTTCAGCGGTGGTCGTATCAGGTGATCCGCAACATCCTCACCAACGAGCGTTACATTGGGGACGCCATGCTGGGCAAAACCTTTATCACCGACTGCATCAGCAAACGGGTGAAGAAGAACAACGGAGAGCGGGGCCAGAGCTATGTGGAGAACAACCACCCCGCCATCATCCCCAGGGAGCTGTTCTACCGGGTACAGGAGGAGATGACCCGACGGGCCAGCAAGCGGAAGGTGATGCAGAAAACTGGCAAGACGGAGCTGGGCAAATACTCGGCCAAATACGCCCTCTCCGAGCTGCTGGTGTGCGGGGAGTGTGGGACCCCCTACAAGCGGGTGACCTGGGCCAGGAACGGAAAAAAGCGGATCGTTTGGCGGTGCATCTCCCGACTGGAATTTGGAACGAAATACTGCCATAACTCCCCCACACTGGACGAAGAAAAACTGCATCAGGCCATCCAGGAGGCCATCAACGAGTTTGCCCAGGCTGGAACGGAAGTGAAGTCTGCAAATAAAAAGTCAATAGGGAAATGAAGAAAAATTGAGAGGAGGGGAAAAGGACATGCCAAAAGC